CTGTCCGCGTAGTGCGTTTTTTTGCAACAAAGTCCGTCCGTCTGGGGTAGTCATGAAACTACGAGACCGAATCAAAAGTCTGCGACGGGTAAAGGCCAGCGAGTTGCGGCCAAATCCGCGCAACTGGCGGGTCCACCCAGAGGCACAACAGAATGCCCTGCGGGGCGTCCTGGCGGAGGTTGGCATTGCCGATGCGATTCTCACCCGTGAGCTACCAGACGGCACGCTGGAGATCATAGACGGGCATCTGCGGGCGGACCTGGATGGCTCGACGAAATGGCCGTGTCTGGTACTCGACGTGACCGAGGACGAGGCCAACAAACTTTTAGCGGCGCTCGATCCGCTGGCGGAGATGGCGGAAACAGATGACGCGAAGCTGTCGGAGTTGCTTGCGGAAATCGACAGCGACGACTGGCTAGAAACGCTGCTAGGCGGTGCTGAAGAGGAGAAGGAAACCGAACTTCGGCAATTGTCTACCAAACCACCACCGGCAATGACATGGGCGCTTATCGGGCTTCCCACTGTTCGATGGGGCGAAGTGGCTGAAGTGGTCGAAATGATCGCTGGGATTGAGGAAAGCATCGTGGAAACGACAAGCAACGATGGCTAAGAAAACCGACAACCACGACTTGAAGGCGAAGCTAGACTTGCGGCGGTATTTCCTGCGGAAGTATCACGCCGAGCAGCCGCCTGACGTGCTGGATTGTTGCCAGGGCGGTGGGTTGATCTGGAAGCGACTGCGGGAAGAATTCGCGGTCAACTCGTATTGGGGGGTGGACCTGAAACCGAAGAAAGGCCGGCTCAAGTTGGATTCGGTGCGGATTCTTCAGCAGCCCGGCTGGCCGCAGAACGTGGTGGACGTGGATACCTACGGCAGTCCTTGGAAGCACTGGGAGGCAATGATCCCCAATTTATCACGGCCCACAACGGTATTTCTTACGTCGTCATGGGTCATATCGGCGGGATTCCAGCAATTCGACAGGGTAGCAATGCGGGCTGTCGGTATCCACGATTCAATCCTCAGGCTTGCCCCCAAGACTGTTTTGGCAGGAATCACGCGGCAAGCTACGGATTGGTTATTGTGGGTGGCGTCTGAATATGCTACAATAAAGGAAGCTGTCGAGGTGGTTTCAGACGGGAACGCCAGATATTTCGGCATCCGGCTGGAGCCCCTAAACGACAGCGGCCGGGATGGTACCCCGGCCGAGTCTGAACACCCTCAGTTATCAGGAGTAACCGAGCATGTCTAACGTCATTCTGAACCCGGACGGCGTATCCGTCAAGAACTGTTCGATGATCTACGCCCCACGTGGTCAAGCTGGCGAGTATGCACCGCTGGCGACGAATCCATATCGGGGCTGCGGACACGGCTGCAAGTACTGCTATGTTCCGAAAGTGCTCCGCATGTCGCGGTCGGAATTCGACGCTGGAGCCATAGAGCGGCCGGGATTTCTGGCGAAGCTAAAGAAGGATGCGGCGAAGTATCGGGTGGCTGGGATCACCGAGCAAGTAATGCTCAGCTTCACGACCGACCCCTATCATCCGGGCGACACCGCATTGACATCGGAAACAATCCGCATTTTGCAGGGGCACGGGCTTGCGGTCTGCACGCTGACCAAGGGCGGCTCGCGGGCGCTGCGGGATATCGACCTATTCCGTCCTGGTCGTGACGCGTTCGCCTCGACGCTGACTAGCCTTGATGTCGAATTCAGTAACCGATGGGAACCCAACGCCGCATTGCCAAGTGATCGCATCAGTACGCTACGGGCATTTCACCAGGCGGGCATTTTCACCTGGGTGTCACTTGAGCCAACACTAGACACAGATAGCAGTCTCGAAATCATCCAGCGGACATTTCGGTTCGTCGATCTTTACAAAATCGGACGGGCGAACTACTTGCCGATGACACAATCCACTGATTGGGAAAGCTACACGCATGAAATCGTCGAGCTGTGTCAACAGCTTGGCGTCCGACACTACATCAAAAAGGACTTGCAGCGGTATCTGCCTGCGGGGTATCACAACCCGTTGCGAGTGCAGCAACATCACTAATGCCAACCATCGAAGAACTACGAGCCGCAGACCGCAAGTTGCAGGAGCAACGGCGAAAACTGAAGGCTGCGCTCAAGGGGATGCCAGCGGAGCAGGCCGACAAAGTGCGGGCAGCCGACGCGATTCGCAAGCGGGAGATGCGGTCGTCGGGTCGCGACATTCCCGCCCGCATCGTTCAGAATCCGCGACGCCGTCGAGCTTGCGAGAAGGACGACCAAAAGTTCCTGCGCACGTATTTCCCCGATGTGTTCTATGCTCCATTCACCAGCGCTCAAAAGCAATTCATCGAGGACTGCGGCCGGGCGATTCGATACGGCACATCGAAGGCAATGGCGATGCCGCGAGGCAGCGGGAAGTCTACCATCCTCAAGTACCTCCAACTCAAGTACGCTCTCTATCGGCAACTGAAGTTTCCGCTGATTCTCGCAGCCACGACAACCAAGGGCGAACAGATCTTGCGTGACATTAAGGCAAAGCTGCGGACTATCACCAACAAAAAGCTGCACGAGGATTTTCCGTTTGAGACATCGATCTGCCGCTACATCGCGCCGGCACCGTCGAGGGCTCGCAGCGTGACATGGGGCGGGTTGCCCGTCCGGGTCGAGTGGGGACCGCAACACGTCGTGCTGCCCAGTCTGCCGGACGGGCGGGGGAAGTACGCGACCGTCAAGTACGGATTGCCCAAAAACGAAACCGAGTTGGGGCCGGTGTTGATGTGCTTGGGGTTCTCGTCTGATTCGCTTCAGGGGCTCAATATCTACGACCGCCGGCCGGACTTCGTTATGCTCGACGACCTGGACAGCCGAGACAGCCTCGCAGCCGAACAAGGGCTAATAGCCGGAAAGATCGAGGATTGCATTGACAAGACTGTCGCGGGGCTGGGCGGACCGAACAAGCGGCTTGGCAAGGTGTTTATCTGTACGATCACTAGCCGGCGTTCAGCGGCCTATCAGTACACCGACCGGGACGAGAAGCCATCCTGGGACGGTCAGCGAGTCCCGCGAATCATCAAATGGCCCGATCGGCTCGATTTGTGGGAGACATATATTGAGCTACGCCGCAACCGACAGCCGCATGACAAGCACGCCCGCGAAGCCCGTGATTTTCTGCGGGAACGATTCGACAAAATGCACGCTGGCTGCGAGATGTCTTCGGGGCACGACTACAACACCGATTTACTCGACGACAAGCAGCCAGAGCACTTATCGGCGCTGCAGAAATGCTACGACTACATCGCCGACAACGGCATGGATTCGTTTCTTACGGAACACCAAAACGACCCGCCGGCAGATGCCGAGCAGCCGTTGATTTTGACGCCAGATCATATCATGTATCAGTGTGGGTCCGGGCTGAAACGCCAGGAGATCCCAGACGACGCGACGGGAATCGTCTGCGGCGTCGACATTCGCAAGGCCGGTCTGGAGTACACCACTACCGCGTGGAACTCGGAGGCTGCCGGCTCGATCGTGGACTACGATTTTTTCGATTTCCATTCTGCCGGCTTGCCTATCGAAACAATGGATCTGTGCATCTACAACGCTTTGCACGATTGGAAAACAGAGGTGATCGACAAACTGCCCTATCACGTCGATTTGATCGCGATCGACGAGGGGTGGAAAGAGGAGCCTTGGAAAGAGCAGCCCGTGCGGAAGTTCTGCCGGGAAGTCGGTACGCTCCGATTTATTCCAACGAAAGGTTGGAGCCCATACCGCCGGCCGCAATGGGCGGACATTGGTGGACCTGGATGGCACGCCAGTAAGGAAGGCGTAATTCTTTTTGACCCTGACACATTTAAGCTGCAAGTGCATTCAGGGTTTCTCACAGAAACGGGCTACACTGGCTCGCTTCGGGTGTTCGAGACGGACACGCGATTGCCGCACAAGACCTTTGCGTTTCAGGTGACGGCGGAAATCTGGGAGGAACGCTTCGAAAAAGGCTGGAAGAAAAACCGGCTCGGCTGGTGGAAGGTGCGAAAACAGAATCACTATTTGGACAGCACGGCGTTGACGATCCTTGGCCGCATTATGCGAGGTATTGAGCGTCTGGAGCCGATCACCCGCACGATAGAAAAGGTGGCACCGACCGCCAAGGCGCGAAGATCGACGCCTGCCCCAGTTGCAGCGGTGCCGACAACCGGACAATTCACAAGAGGCCGATGGTAACGAGGAGGTAAAACCATGCCAACAAAAGCGGAATTAGAGCAACAGGTTGCAACGCTAACCGAGGAGGTTGAACAGATGCGGGCACAAGTAAAAAACGAGCCGGGGTTAGTTGTCCGGCTGCCGGAGGTGGATCAGCTACCGGATAACGTGAGCACTTACCATGTCAACGTGCATCTCGGTAAGCGGGAGGCGGCGGCACTCGGCGGGCTGGCGATCGCACTCGACAGGGCCCAGACGGTCCTTTCTTCTGGCCGTAGAGTCACTGATCGGCGACACGCAGCCCAGTGGCTATTTGAGCAACTGCACGACGTTTGCAATGGCGGCGAGCGGGATTCTTTTTTTGAGGATTAAATGATGCTATGGAAACTATCGTTACTTATGATCTTTGCGACTCTCATGGGGGCTGGTGCGGCTTGGATGGCCACTATTTAACGCTTTACCAAGAATACCAAGTCTGTAATCTTCTCTTTCTATTGCCCTTAATCGTCTGCTTAGCCTATTTTCGAAAGGTATGGCAGACGATTTTTCTACCCCATCGGGCGTTAAAACGGTCTACGAAGACACTCTGGGCTACGACGTAGACCAGTCTCTCGCCGACGCTAAGCGGCACGCGAAAGCACTCCGGGCTATGCTTGGCCAAGTGCAGAGTTCCTCCGAGGGCAGTAATCAATACGCTTGGAATATGCAAACGCTTGGCGAGCAGCTAGACCGCTGTTTGCAGTGGATTGCAGCCAATCGCTCACAGACGGAGGCTCAGCGCAAGGCCCGTCCTGCAGTCCTGCACGCTGATTTCAGCGACTTCGGGAAGTACGACGACACCGTGTCCACTTATCGGAAGAGGGCGTGATGAGTGGCAACAATGACAACGGGAAACTGACGCTGACGACAAGCTATTACCGGTCAGCCCCCACGACGAAACCGGACACATCGCGTCAGTGGGCAGTGTCACCGCGAGAATCGACAGAGCTATTCGAGCGGCTATTTCGGCTCGAACGCGATCACCTGGAGGCCCGCTCGTCCTATTACGCCGGCGAGTCGGACCGCATGAACCCCGTGCCACGAGGGGTCAATCCTCTCGGCACCGACGCCGATACGCATTTCGCGACCGAACGCAACTACTTCCTCATGGTAGAACGCGGCCGGGCGGCTGTCCGAAACCATCCACTTGTCGAGTCTGGTGTGAATCGGCTCGGTGCAAATCTGCGGCTTGGTGAATTCACGCTCGACGTGAATTCAGGCGACCCAACATTAGACGCCGACCAGAAAGCTGACTGGTTGCTTTTCACCGGCGAGACGCAGGCTGGCCGCAATCTGTGCGACTATGAGGGCGAGCGAGATTTTGCGGCGTTGGCTTGCCAATCATTTTTCAGCCAGGTGGTTGACGGGGATATCATCCATCTGCCGCTGTTCGACGGCCGGCTACAAACCTTCGAGTCGCACCACCTTCGCAATCCCTACGGCCATCGTGCGACGGGCGAGGCTGACAACGGCATTATTCACGGCGTCGAGATTCGCGGCGGCAGGGTAGCCGGCTACTGGCTGACCCCAAATTACGTCAGCCCATACGGCTCGATCACTCAGCGGCACAAGTCACGATTCTTCGAGGCGACCGACCAAGATGGAAATAAGATCGTTTTTCACATCGGGTTTATGCACCGATTCCAGCAACGCCGCGGCATTTCCAGATTTTCGCCGCCGCGAGATGCGATGAATGGATTCGAAGACAGCAACTTTGCTCACATCAAGTCGATGCTGAAACGGGCCCTGTTGTCCTACTGGCTCGAAGAAAAAGAGCAGACCGGCCAAAACCCATTCACGGCTGAAAAAGACAGAGAGGACAGCGGTATTCCGCAAGCTGGCGACCGATACGCGACAGATCACGGGCTCGGCTTGCGATCAATTATCGTTGAGCAAGCCGGACAACCGGCTCAAGTTTTTGATTTGCCGATCGGCAAAACGATGAAAGGCGTTGACGCGAACATCCCGACTCCGCAATGGTTCGAACATGCTTCGCTTATGCTTACGATGCTAAGCGTGAATCTCGATATCCCGCTGATGTTCCTTCTTCTCGACGGCTCGAAGGTCAACTTCCACGGCGGCCGAATGATCACCGATCAAATCCGGCTCCGCTTCACCCAACTCCAGGACATGCAACGCAAGGGGCTTTGGGGACCGACCTACGAGATCCGCACTCGGCAACGATTGACGCCTGGACATCCGCTATTCGACCGGGCGTTAGCGACAGCCGTTGAACGAGGTGCCAATCCGTTTCGCTATGTCTTCCGCCCGACCGGCTGGCCCTACGTAAAGCCGCTTGAAGATGCTGCGGCTGAAGACCTCGCGGAGAAACGAAATCTTAAATCGTTGCGTCGCATCTTGGCGAACCGCGGCGTTGATTACGACGATCACCGGCGAGAGGTAATCGGCGACCGTGCTTCGTGGCTCGGCGAAGGATTTGAACAAGCGGTTCTCCTACAAAAGCGATTCTCCGATCGCATCGACGAGTCGGAGATCCCCGCACTTGCTCGCGAGTTGGCCTACGGCAATCAAACCGGAGGCGTACAGGTTGCTCTCACTGGCAGCATCGGCGGCGAGTCTGAGGCAAAGTCGGTTGATCAACAAGGACAGCCGATGCAACCAGAAGGTGAAGACGAGGAGAAATAGATATGCCTTGCAAGCAGTGCGACAACGGCAAGTGGCAATGGGGAAACGGCCCCTGTCAGTACGATACAAAAGAAGCCTGCGAACGGGCACACGCTGGAGATCCTCACGCAGAAGATGATTTTATTTTGATGCCGAACTTCAGCGTCCAAGTGCCAAACCTGTTTGATCATTTCGGCATTTGGATGATTGAGCCAGAGTCGTTTCGCAACGCTGTCCAGCGAGTGCAAGGCATCAATCTTCATGCCCATATTCAGAGCCAGCAAGCAGCCGATGTGGTCAAGCAGCAATCAGCGGTCACGTACGAATCCACCGACGACGGCATTGCAATCCTTCGCGTCAATGGCCCGATGATGAAACAGGTATCTTCCCTGGCAGAGGGCACATCAACCGTTCGTCTTCGCCAGCAACTCAGGGCGGCGAGGCGGTCGGCGGATATCGGCGGGGCTTTGCTTTACATGGACACCCCTGGCGGAACAGCCAGAGGGAATAGCGATCTTGCTGACGAGGTGCGACGGTTCGCCCAGGAAAAACCGATTGTCGGATTTGTCGAGGACATGACCGCATCAGCCGGCGTCAGCGTGATCAGCCAGACAACGCAGATATGGGCCAACAATAGTGCTGCGATGTATGGGGCAATGGGCACCTACGCCGTCCTGGAAGACATGAGCGGGCGAGCGGATCAACTTGGCGTTAAGGTGATTGTGGTCAAGGCCGGCGAATTTAAAGGCATGGGCGAGCCGGGAACACAAATTACCGAAGAACAAATCAATGAGATACAAAGAATCGTTGACCGGCTGAATGAAAACTACCTCCTCCTCATTGCTGCTGGTCGGAACCGCCCGGTCGAAAGCGTGCGGCCACTCGCCGACGGCCGGGTGATTTTTGCAGATGACGCGAAAGCTGCGGGGCTGATTGATCAGATTGGCACCTACGGCCAAGCGCTTAACGCTGTACGTGATCTAGTCGGTACGCGGAAGCCGCAACCGGCACAAGTCTTAACCCCCGTAGCAAAGGAGACCAAAAAGATGGAACCTGCTACACTTGCTGAATTGAAAGCGGCTTTCCCGAACGCCGGCAGCGATTGGATTCTGTCGCAACTGGAAGCCGGGGCAACAATGCTCGACGCCTCGAAGGCGTATGCCCAGCACGTCGAGAGCAAAGCAGCCGAAGCCGAAGAGCGGCATAAGAAAGAGTTGGAAGAAGCTCAAGCCGCGAAGTCGTCGGCACCGTCGGCCGGAACCGGTTGGCAACCTCTTACCGTCGAGTCTTCCAGTGATGCTGGCGAAACCGGTGATCCGATCGAAGATTTCGATTCGGCTGTCATCGCTCACATGGAGCGTTATCGTTGCGAACGGCTGCAGGCGGTCGACGCAGTGCGGCGCCGGAATCCCAAACTGGCTCAAGCGTACTTGCTGGCCACAAACAACACCCAATACGCGAAGCGATCGCTCAACGAACGTTTCGACGCGCTCGGCGTTACCGCTGTAAGCTAACACGCGAGCATGAACCAAGTCACCTGAACTTAACCAAAGGGAGAAATAAAATGCCCGCACTTGCTTACGAAGGTGCATTCCCGATCCCGAACAACAAGGGACGGGATATTGGTCCTAACCTTCGCCTGACACGCGATGCTGACGGCGACGTGAAGTTGGCGACGAATGGTACCACGGATCTGCAAACGCAGGCCGGCTTATCAACGGCACAATTCTACGGCTCGGTGGACGAGGTTGTAAGCTGCGAACCGCTGGTTGCCGGCAAGGTTTATCGTGTGGTTGCAGCCGGTGCGTTTTCGGCTTACGCGACGCTTTACCCGGCGACGAACGGGCGAGTTGACGATACCGTAAGCGGCGTTCAATGGGGCATTGCCCTGGAAGCCGCAGTGGCAGCCGGTGACGAAGTATTGGCTCAATACCTGCCGAAACGAGTCGCATCGTAACCATTAAAACGCCGAGTGGTAACGCTACGGCCTTTAGAAAGGGAGAAACCGAATGGATACTACCACGAACATCACTCGGCGGGATCTGTCGCTGACCTATGCCGAGTTTTCCAGCCGCGTCATGGCGAGCGGATACATCGGACTTCGCGTCTTGCCGCCGCTTGGTGTGACGCAAGAAAATGCGAAGTTTCAACGGCTTGATGTAGAGCACATCGAGCATAACATCGAAGACACTCGCCGAAACCTCGACGGCACTTATCGACGCGACGAAGGTCGTTTCACCGAAGACGACTACAACACTGTTGAACATGGTGTCGAAGAACGAGTTGACTACGGCAAAGTTGAACGCTGGGGCGACTTGATCCGCGTCGAAGCCATCGCCCGCGAACGGGCAATCTGGCGCATGCTTCGCCGGCTCGAATACGACATTGCCCACGCTTGTTTTCGCGCGGCGGTATGGTCGGGCAAGTCGACTGCAACCGGCGGTGCTTGGTCAACTGCGGCAAGCGGTACGCCGATTGCCGATATCGACTCGGCGAGTGATTCGGTCAAGAGTCAATGCGGCTATCGGGCGACGCATGCCGTCATGTCTTACACCGCTTACCGTGCGATGCTTCGCACCGATGCGGTGACTGGCGTTCTCAAATACGACGGCGTCCAGATTCTCCTCAACGCTCTCCAAGGGGCTCAGGATATCGGTGCTGTTCGACAAGTTACTTCGGGGCTGCTTGAGTTGCTGCAACTCCAAGAAATTCTCGTTGGCGATGCGGCCTATAATTCCAAGCCGAAGGGCAATACATCCCCATCGTTTACCGACTTCTGGGACACGACGCTTTGCCTCGTCTGCCGAATCGAAGATGACGGATGGACGGGCGACTTGGAAATGCCGCGGCCCCACATCGGAAGAACGTTGTTCTGCACAAAGAACAACTACCCGTTGCCGGGTTCGGACATGGCCGGTGAGGATTCTCTTATCTTCGACGAATACGAAGACGAGAAAACACGTGGCAAGTTCCTTCGTCCTCGCAATAAGCGTGGAATCAAAATGATCCACAAAGAAGCAGGGCACCTCGTAACCGCCGTAACTGCGTAACCATGCCGAATCTTCACGAACTAACGCGAACGTCTTACGCCGTGCCGCAGCATCAGGAGCAGCACGGTGTGAGCGTTACGTTGACGAGTGGAGTAAACACTAGCGATGCTTTCGACGCGGCGTATTGCGACGTCGAGTATGAGAGCATCGAGTTTGAAACCGGCATGAACATTAAGCGGCGGATACGTGACTGGTATCTGTTGAAGTCAGATTGCGTGATCGGCAGCAATACGGTTGAGCCGACAGCCGGAATGATTATCACAGCGGACGGTGCGACTTGGGAAATCTGCCCACCGACGGCATCCCAGAAGCAACCGGCCGTTGAAGAACACGCCGGCTATCAGTGGCTTTGTCACTCGCAAGAGGTGACGCAATGATGGGCTCGAAAGTTGAATTCAAAAACAACACTCCCGCCGTGCTACGTCGCGTCGAAAAAGGCGAGTACGAAACCTTTAAGCACGCCGGCCGATCACTTGCGAAGGAAATCAAAAAGTCAATTCGTCACCGAAGCGACCCATCAAAAACAGCCGAGCCAGGTGAAACGCCTTTCCAGCATCAGCCCGGATTTTTCAAGCGTGCGGTTTGGGTTGTCTATGACGATCTGCCGACTTCTATTCTGGTAGGCTTTCGCAAATCGAAAGTCGGGCACGTCGCAGCCACGCACGAGCACGGTTTGATGGAAGATGTTGACCTGCCATCGGGCATGATAATCAGAACCAAGTATCCGGAGCGGCCTATCGTTGCTCCGGCACTAGAACGAAACCTTGGCCGTTTCCACCGCGATTGGCGGGCGGCTCTTACGTAGGAGATTTTGCTATGGCCAAAAAACGAGCGGGCTGGGAACGGATGTTGTATCGTGGGACCGCCGGCTCCACTGCGTCAACTTCTGTTGACGACAACGTGGTTGATATCAACATCGACACTGGCCCTGAGTTCAATGAGCATACTGATCGCGGTGCGGGCACAAACTTGCCAAAAAAAACCGAGCAGCCGGTTGCGCTTGCCATCAACAACCTAACATTTTCGATGATCTACAAAGATAGCGATGCCAACATGGCTGCCTTCCTTGTGGCATCGAGAACCGGGGCTGCAATCGCGATTAAGATTGTTCGCTACAGCGGCGGCGAAACGGAATTCGACGGCGACTGTTACCTTGAAGATTCTTCGCCTGGTGGACTGAAGGACGGTATGGTTGTTGAATTCACTGGGCACCCGACAGACGACGAAGGACGGGACTGGACGGTAGGTACGTAACATGGGATGGGTTCCGCCGAAAATACCGCATCGCCCAAGTTGGATGTCAGAGGAACGGTATCGCAATTTGATACGTCGCGAAATTACGATATTTCAGCGCATCGAAAAAGAAAGTCATAAGTCATGCTGGTATATGGTAGGATGGTTTTTAATTGCAATCGTTCTGTTTGTTGCAATTTTGACATGGTGAAAACATGAAGGTCACAAAAGACACGTTGCGGCAACTGTTCGCGGCGAAGGGAAAATTAGACACCGATACCGGTCGAATTTTCGACGGCTTTATTGGCCGCATGGAAATGTCCGACCGACTGTACCACGGCGAACTTTGGTTTTCCGATGTCGGCGAAGAACCACCATTCGAAACCGTCTCGATTCAGATGATCTTAGGCGGCGAACCAGAAAGCGAGGAGACAGAAGATGTCGACGCATAAACTCACCCTGGCTGTCGAGGGCTCTGGCATTTCGAAGAGCTACGACATTAGCTCGACGGATACCGGCGTTGTGCTGATCGACGGCGAAACCGTAGCCGACAGCCAGACGGATCAGGAAGTCGAATTCGCACTGGACGTATCAAAGTGCAAATCATTTTTCCTTGTCAGCACGCAGGACGTGACATTTGAAACCAACGACGGATCAAGCCCAGACGATACTATTTCGCTGCGAGCCAACGAGCCGTATGTCTGGCACACAAATTCCTATGATTCATTTTTGTTGGGCACTGACGTGACGAGCGTGTTTATCACGAACGCCTCCGGCAGCACAGCAACGATTTACTGCGTCGCATTGTATGATGGCACTGCGGCCTAGTGAGGTGAATAATGCCTACTGGCAATTATCGCAAGACGTTTTCGTTCCCGGACCATAGCTTCTCGGATAATGCTGCGAATGTTTCGTTTGACCGTGCTGACGCTTATGAAGTTACGTTGGCTGCAATCAACTCCAACAACACCGGCACGCTATCAACTCGCACCGACAATGATACTGGCGTGGCTTCGCTTACATCTGGTCACACAATTGGCGATGGCAACACCGTTGATGTGTATTGGAGCGGCGGCGTTCGGTATGGCATGACAGCCAGCGTCAGCGGAAACGAAGTGACGATTGACGGCGGGGCCGGCGATAACCTGCCAGTGCAGGATACCGCAATCACTGTGACGACGCGGACGCGGATCAATTGCTCTTTCGATGGCGACAATATCGATATCATCGGTGTGTTTTACCGCAACACCGATGACACCGGGGCGAAGGCCCATGTTGATTTTCAGGACAGCGGGAGCAACAGTATCAACGAGGTTGATCTTGTTCACGAAAAAGCGGCGGGCGGTCTCAACCAAGTCGTGAACGTGGACGCTGGCGATTCGAACACATACAGCGGAAATGCAATCACAAAAGCCTTCGCGAGTCACGATAGCGAAGAGGCGGCAACTATCTATATCCTGGTTGGACTCGACGCGACACCTTAAAGGCGGCGGCAATGGCGACATTCAAAGACAGCGGCGGGACAGAGCACGCATTGACGTTCGATGCGTTTATCCTTGATCAACTCAGATTGGATTGTGACGTGGACCTCGCGGACCTGGGGGCCGATGGCTACTATCGCGTGATGGTTGATGATGTGCTTCTCGTCAAGGTTCTCGCCATTGTGTGTGAGCAAGACTTCCGGCAATTCGCAAAGATGATGCGAGGTGACGCGATCGCAAAAGGACGTGCAGCGGTGGAGGCTGCACTTGCGGATTTTTTCCCGAAGAGCACGATGTCCGCGATGCGGTCGAATTTGGAGAGACGGAAGAAGGGGCAGACGATCCACAGCGACGCGACGATGATCCGCGACATGTGGGAAGTGATCGAGCCGATACTGCCGATGTTTCGGGCGATCCAAGACATGCCGGAGGGGGACTTCAAACGCGGGGCTCTGGACGAGGTGAAGAAACAAATCGAAGCAGCGGGCGGGGACTCTGGCGATTTGGAATCGTTGCTGGCGTTCGCGTCTGCTGGTGGCCCGGATGCCACCCTACCGAAGCCTGCTACCGACTCAGCGGAGAATGCGGAACCAGTCCCCGCAAGCTGACCCTGCGGCAACTGTGGTTTATGGTTTGCGGCCACCGTGAAAGCCGACGTTTACTCGCCCTGGATGTAATCAGTCTTCTCGGTGCCAAACGAATCGAGCCGCAAGATTTCGTGAGGACTGGTCACCTGCGAGAATGGCGGAACGATTACCCTCTTCCTGACACACCGGCAATTCGCGAGGCATACCGCAAGCAGCGAGAAGAGGCGATAAGACGGGCACGAGCACAAGGAAACGGACATGCCAGGTAAATCCGACGTTCAAGCTGGCGGTGCATTCGTTCGTCTTTTTCTCAAGGACGAGATGACAAAAAAACTCGTCAGCGCCGTTAAAAACGTCGGCTCTAAGATGCAGTCTATTGGACGCTCAATTGCGGTAATAGGTGCTGGCATAACTGCGGCGGGGGCAAGTATCATCGGGACTCTTACGGCTACCGTTGTCCATTTTGCAGCGGTAGGCGATGAACTCGGCAAGATGTCAACTCGCACGGGAATCGCGGCATCAGCTTTGGCCGAACTTCAGTTTGCAGCCGAGCAATCTGGCACTGAGTTGTCGACTCTTGAAAAAGCAATTAAGCGACAGCAAAAGATGATCCGCGACTACGAGCGCGGGTTATCTACTTCCGTTGATGCTTTCGAATCTCTCGGCATCAGTCTGCAGGACTTGCAGGGACTTTCGCCCGAAGATCAGTTCGAGCTGATAACCGAACGACTTGGAGCAGTAGACGACGCTACACGCAAAGCTGCTATTGCCCAGGAGATTTTCGGCCGTTCTGGTACTATGCTTATTCCGATGCTTGGCAATCTCAAAGCGTTGCGCAAAGAGGCTCGCGACCTAGGGATTATTCCAAGCGAGCAGGAAGTAAGAAATGCAGAGAAGGTTACTGACGCAATCAATCGAGTACGTCGTGTAATCAAAAAGACGTTCTTTGACATCGGAGCGAGTTTAGCTGATTCCATTTTGCCGGCTCTTGAATGGATAAAGACTATTGCCGTAGCAACCAGCCAGTGGATTAAACAGAATCAAAAACTCATTCCTGTCATCGGTGCCGTTGGTGCCGCCCTGGCCGGAGCCGGTACGGCAATTATTTTGCTCGGCACGACGATTGCCGGAGCGGGCATTGCAATCTCTGGTATTGGTACTGCCATTGGATTTCTTCTATCTCCAATCGGAGCGGTAACTATTGCCATAGCGGCAGCCATAGCGGCATTGGTGGCTGGTTTTGCTTTGATTGCAGGAACCGCTCTTTATGAAATGTGGCAGGAGGGTGCATTTTCCGATTTGTCTTCTGATCTCAAGGCGATGGCTGGCCATTTTGGTGAGGCACTTGAAGGAATTAAGAATGCAATACAAAGCGGTCAACTCGATAAAGCGTGGGAACTGCTAACAATAGAGTTGAGAATGCAGTGGAATATGATGCTGAATTCCATGTCAGATGATTTTGTTTCTTGGAGTGCTACATTCGCAAAAAAAGCGGCGAAAAAAGCGTTTGAATGGAGCCCCCTTGGCTTGGCTTCTAGCGGGGTCATAAAAACACTTGGATTAGAAGAAGAAGAACCCAAGGAAACAACGTGGGGAATAGGTGAACAGCCGCTCGAAATACGACGCGATATATTACTGAAAGAACTCAGTTCACCAGAGGGGACGGAGTCGGAAGACATAGAAGGAGCAGAGCAAAAACCAGGTAGTATGGCTGCTGAAAAAGCTAAGGCGGACGAAAAAGAAATAAAGACACGGGAATTTCTCCAGCAACTCGAAGAACGAGCATTCCGCAATCGCATTAGCAACCTTTCGCGAGAGCAACAAGAGGTTGAAAATCTGAATCGGCAATATCAAAAGATGTTATCCGACCAGGATGCATCAGCCGAAGACCTGCAATTAGCGGAACAACTCAGGCAGCGAGAAATAGCTTCCATACGTTCTCGATATCGAGAGCAGGAAGAAGAAGAAAAAAAGCGACTGCTCGAAATAGAAAAACAGACAGAACAACAATTGGCCGATGATGTGGCAGCCGCACAGATTCGAGCAGCGAAAGACGGATTGGATGAGCGGCTTGCATTGTTGGAGCACGAAAAAAGAATTGCCCTTCGTGAAGCAAAAACGGCGAAACAAAAGGACTTGATTCGCAAACGATATGCTGCTGAACGCAAAGTCATCGAGGAAGAGGAAGCAAAGCCAAGTGGAGGCGGTGTCGCTGGCATCACAGCTACATTTTCTGCGGCAGCGGCAGTTGCGATGGGCTACGGTCAGCAGTTCACTCCGCAAAAAAAGATGGCCAACGATATAGCCGAAACCAAAAACCTCACAAAAAAGCAACTCGAATCAATGGAGCATTTTCGGCGTATCGCAGAGCAGATTCGCGGGAACCTCGCATACGGTTAAGCCATGTCCAATTTTCGATTTGAAGCAGTGCCGGGAAGTGACGCGATGTTTGACCGTCACACATCGCGTATCGTTCGCCAGTATCGCTCCATCGACACCTTGCCTGCGACTTTCAGCGGCGATTACTTCGACAACATGGCAGCCTACGCTTTGTCTTGGGTGAGCCAATACGCAAGGACGTACGCTTCTCCAGTCGGCACTTTGTTCGCGAACGCGGTGCAGGTCCACGAAAATCATTATGCACTGAACTACAACATCTCAGTTGAATATGGCCCTGTTGACCGACAAGCTGGAGCGTATCAGATTCAAGTCGATACCTCTGGCGGAACTGTTCACGTCACACACGGCGAAGTGATCGGGGCACATGGGGCAAACGCTCCGCAGGGAATTGTCGGAGAAACGGAACCCATCGGCAAAGATGGTGACCAGATCGCGGGAATCGACATACCCGTGAGCCAACCGAAAATTAACGTCTCGTTTCGGCATCCAGAAGGCATTCTGAATCGGGATTACATTAAGGCCATCGGCGAACTAGTTGGTTTTCCAAATAGTGATACGTTTTTGGGATACGCAAAAGGCGAGGTTATGTACCTCGGTGGTCCTTTTACTGAAACTGATGCTGAAGCGAGTGCGAGTTATTCCTTTGCCATTTCTTATAATCGAACGAACTTCGATGTAGGCAAAATCACAATCAGCAAAAAATACGGATGGGATATCCTCGAACCTCGATTCAAAGATCATATATTGGACGATAAGCCCGTCAAACCTGTTGATTATTTCCTCACTATTCGGCCGGCTGCCAGGCAATGGAAAGCATACGTCTCTGCGTTCGGGTGGGGTGGATAAAAGATGCCACAGAAAGCACAGCAAGGATCTCCCTGGAAACCGCCAGAGGCCACGCAACAGAATGCGTGGGACGATGCCGCGGCCGACTATCAGCATCGACGCGAATTGAGCCGCGGCCATAACTTCCAACGCGAGTCGGTTCGCACGAGCATCGTCAAAGCAAAGAATTCAACAGGCGGCAATCGAGTGCGAGGTGACATCGTCGAATTTCAGGGCGGTCTGCTTGCGACAACTGACGCCGATCATATCTGGCTTGATGGCGGATTGCCAACGCACTGGCAAACGGCATCGTTCGGGGTGCTGCGACAACCGACGCCGCAAAATGTGATTGCTGATTGTCAGGTGTCGGGCGTGTGCGAGGCGAGAGTCTATTGGCTCAATAGTTCTCACCAATACGCTCGTAAAGAAAATGGATTACCTTACCTTGTTTCCTGCCATGTTGGTCCAGTTAAAATTCTCAATGCTCCCACTGGTAGCGGTGTAGAGCTTTGCGTTGTCGAGATAGATCAATTCGAAACTGATACTAATAAGATCAAGTGCAAAAACGTTTCGCAAAATACTCGCTCACAGTGGGATCTTGTCGGTATTGCCAATCCGACTTGGGGATTTTATCCGCAGTCGGAACCGGGCGGCGACATGGCGGAGCCGACTTGGACTTGGCGGGAAGATGACGAGAGATGGAATCGACATGGAGTACTTCAACACATTGTTGCCGCCGGAGAATATGGGCGAGTGCAAGTTACTGGTGTTACGCCGGCGACTGTTTATATCCATGACGTAGAACATCTTTATTGCGGGTCTTATCCCGGTGAATATCGACTTGTATCATGTGTTCGTGGTCCACATCGCATTCTAAATGCACCAACATCTACCGGCCAGCAAACCTGTCTTGTTGCCTTGGGTAACTACCATCCGTATGTTGGTTTTTCGCTGGGCTATCTTGATTCAAGCACGTCACCATTGACAGCAAATGCTGGTGCATCTACTCCCTGGCCATATTGGGACTGGGAAGCTGTATCAGTGCAGTTCGCACTCGTGGATTATATTCTCGGCTGGGACTATGCAAGCGGTGAATTTACTTGTGAAGAATATGGCGTTTGGGACATAAAGTATTGGGGAGTTTTTCAGGTTTCAGGTGTAGAAGCAAACGAAAGTTTCAATTTTACTTGGACGCCACAAATTAGTTATGCTGCTGCAGCTTATGTAGATCAAGCACCGTACGTAAGGTGGTCGCAACCGGGAGCGGGAAACGCCGGGAATTACATCTTGTCATTATGTGGTTATCTTTCTCAGTGGGAGCTTTCCGCCGGTGATAAGATTCGATGGAAAGGTGAACTATCTGTATCTGGTGGTAGCGGATCACCCTTGCCGACAGTAGATTTTTTATCTGGTACAGGTGGAGCCGAATTTCGAGCAGCACAAATTTGGCCAGCCGAACCATGACAAAACATCGTCGTTCCTGCCCTCGCCCGGTCATCGGTTCCGCCGCCGATGGCCGGGTTTCTTTTTATCCTGGCGGAATTGGAGCTGGCAGAATTGGAGCTGGCAGCGGCGTCGGGTACACTGGCGGAGCCGGCTCGTCTGCCGGTTTCTGGCTTGGCGAAGAACAGCCAGCGATTGAGTAGATCACTGCAGCCGCGAACATCGCCCCGGTGACGAAGCACAATCGCAGCCAGGTTCGGTAGGCTTCTTTTGACATTTTTGATTTCCTCCTCAAGATACTAGTTGACACGGCCGAATAATCTATAGTAGGATGGATGCCATGAAGAAGCAAGCACCTGACACCACTTACCCGATTTCGCTGAGTGAGGCGGCGGAACTCACCGGCGTTGCACCCTCGACTATTTCTACGATCGCTCGCAGGCTGGGGCTGGGACGCGTTTGTGGCCGGATTCGGTTACTGCGGCGGGCGGAACTGGCGGAAATCCTCTCGAAAAAACGCCCTGGACCGGGGCAACCTCCCAAGCAGGCGACGTAACTCCCTATCTGGTATACGTTTACGTCAACGAAAAAAAGACGGAAAACTTCGGGGAATTATCAAGAGAATGCGTTGACACGGACGAATACTATGGTAGAATTAGGGCAGTGAAAGGGAGCAACGATGAAAACGAAAACAGCCAAAGCGAAAAACGGACGAAGCGGGAAACGGGCGAAGGATTCACGGCGGGCCTACAAAGGCGTCTGCATCCGCAAAGACCTGCGACTGGCCATCTACCTGCGGGATTCCTTCCGTTGCGTCTACTGCTGCAAGGATCTCCACGGAGCACATCCCACAGATATCACCCTCGATCACGTCTGCTGCGAGTCGGACGGCGGGAGCAACGACGCCAGCAACCTTATCACGGCTTGCCGGGCGTGCAATTGCAGCCGGCAGGATAAGCCATTGGCGAAGTTCGCCGGCCCCGAGACGCGTGCCGACATCCACCGGTTGACGCGACGAGCGATTCGCAAATATCGAGTACTGGCCAAAGCAATCATCGCGGGCAAGACCGAAGACCCGCGAGGGAATGTCTGAACTATTTTCTGAACTATTTTTTGAAAGGTGGAAAAACGATGGCGGAAATCTACAACAGAAATGGAGAAGAGATCACGGTCGGGCTGCAGTCCTCGTCGGTGTGCGACGAGGCGATCCAGGCGGCTCGCGGAATCGCACGGGACCGCGACGAGGAGGTAATGCTGGAAGACGGGAAGAAACGGACTACCGTGTTCCCGGACGGATCGACGGAGGACGGCTGGGAGGGAGATTGGGACTGAATCCACCTTTCCCCCACCTCGTCCGCTGCTCGTCGTCGCGGGCGGGCGCCAGACGAAGCGGAGTATATTGAGCAGAAGAAAAACGAGGAGGAGGATTATGGGATTTTTTGACGAAGAAGAAACGGAAGCAACAGGCGAGCCCGTGAAGGTAGCAACGGATCGGTCCGTCGTTTTTGATATCGAGACCGGACCATTGCCGCTGGAGCAACTCAAGTCGATTCTGCCGGGGTGGGATGCAGATTCGGTCGGACCAGCTCCTCCGGCAGAATTTGATGACACGAAAGTGCGACTTGGCCGGCTGAAAGATGCCGACAAGATCGCACAGAAAATCGAGGCTGAGCGGCAGAAACACCACAAGGCCCTCGCCGACTACGAAAAAAGACTGGAAACCGGCGAGGTGGACTACTGGGCGGAAGCACTCGACAAGGCTCCGCTCTCGCCCGTGACTGGCGTTCCTCTGGCAGTCGGCTACACGGCCGATGGCGAACATGTCGAGATTGTCAGCGACGAGCCGGAGCACATCGTGTCGGATTTCTTCCGGCGATTCTCGGCAGTTGCCAGCCAGGGAAAGCATCTTGTCGGCTGGAACATCAAAAACTTCGATGTGTGGTTTTTGTGGGTCTGGGCTTGCAGGCTGGACTTGCAGCCGCCCAACATCCTCGACCGTAATTTCAAATGGCTTTCGCCAGTCTTCGTTGATTTGATGGATGTCTGGGATCTCGGCGGAATGCACTTTGACCCAGTCGGTAAGTCGAAGAAAGGCGCGAAGTCGAAGAAAGGCGCGAAGGCAAAAGACGTAGCCCGATATCTCGGAGTCGCACGACCAGAGGAAGAGCAAGACCTTGATGGCTCGGATTTTCACCGACTCTGGAATTCGGGCGACATGCTCGATAAACAGCAGGCGAAGACGTACCTGGAGTGGGACTGTAAAGAGGAGTGGGCGATCGCCCGCAAATTCGGAGTTGTGTGATGCGGACCGTGGCTATCTTATGCGCTGCCTCGCGCAGTATCTACAAGTCATTGCCGGATGTCGAAGTCTATGACGCACGTCGAGATGCTAGGACTTTCGGTGGCGGAATGCCGATTGTAGCTCACCCGCCATGCCGAAGTTGGAGCGTAAAAACGAAACATCAAGCCAAGCCAGAACCGGGAGAAAAAGAGCTGGGGTTATTCTGCTGCGAGAAGCTAAAGGAATGCGGCGGCGTTTTGGAACAGCCGACATTTTCCGAGTTATTCGAGGCGGGCGGACTACCGCAACCGGGAAGGCCGCTAGACGGCGACCTCTGGACGATTGAAGTTTGGCAGGCGTGGTGGGGCTATCCGATGAAGAAGACGACGTGGCTTGCATTTTGCGGGATTGATCCATCGCAGATTGAGGTTCCTCTACGGCTTCACAACAGGGAAGGCAGTGGACAACGACGACCGTACAAGCGATTGAGTAGGAATCAACGATCAGCCACGACGCGAGAATTTGCCGAGTGGTTGGTCTCGGCAGCAAGATTGGCCGAGAAAAACTCAAAAGGTGACGGCTGGACGGCGACAGCGATTTTATCGCGGCCATGATGCGACAGTCACGCTCGGCTTTTTTGGAAGTAATAGACAATGGAAGTCTGGAAACTAGCAACGATCTCGACTGCCATCGCGTGCATCCCCCTGGCAGTCGCAATAGCGTGTCTTATTTCGGAGGTTATTTGGGAACGAAAACAGCAAAGGGAGAATGAAAACGATGGCGGAAACAATGGCACTTAGCGTGATAGCCTCTGACCCGGAGCGATCGCTCGCGTTCATCCAAAACATGGGTGAACGTATCGTAATGGGGATGAAAGGCGTCAAGAGCAAATCGCTTGCTACGGTGGTCGCGATACAGATGCTCAGCGAGGGGCTGCCCCCAGTCGCATTTGAGCAGAAGTACCACGTCTACGATGAGGGAGGATTCGGCCTGCGGGCTGAGTGGATTCATGCAGAGATGCTTCGCCGTGGATGGAAAGTGACTTGGCTGAACACGGGGGAGGACGGCAAGCGTGCGGCTGTGCGGTTGGAAAACGGCAGCCAATCGCACGATATTGAATTCACGATCGAGATGGCACACCGCAAAGGACTTGGCAAGAGCGACGGAAAGAAATTCAAGGCTGGGTCTGCTTGGGACAAAGACCCTGCCCAGATGCTTCGGTCGAAACTTTGGGGAAGGGCAGCTACGATGTTCGAGCCGTCCATCGGGGCCGGGATGCAGGAAGACGCGGAGTACATCGGCGGTGAAATAATCGACGCATCGTTCCAAGTCGAGTCGGAACCGCAAAAGAAAAAACGCGGCCGGCCGGAGCAAGACACGGAGGCGACAGCCACGGAGTCTGGCACGGATGCTGCGTCGGAGTCACAAGGCGGTGACACTGCCAGAGCGGTTGATCCTGCGGTGGCCGAAGCGAACGCCGAAGCGGCAGCGGCGACGGCGAAGGGCGACGCACTTGCGGCTGCTTCGATGGAATCGAAAAACGAAATTAAGCAGATCGCGGCGAAGTTCAAGCTCAACGAATGGGTCCGTCAGCAAGCCGGCGAAATTTTCGGCGAGGGTGTCACCATGAATGACATGAGCGAGGAGCAAGCTCACCAGTTGCTCGTCGCGATGCACCTCCACGTTTTGGAAATGTCCGACAAGCTCCAAGCGGCATTGGACAAGGCCGGCGTATCGAAACTGTCGGAGTTGCCACTCGCGACAGCAAGACAAATGCTCGATCAGCTCCGGGCCAAACTGGGAAAATCCTAGCCTCTCCCTGGCTGGGTTGGGAAGACTGGCCGCGGAGCATCAAATTGGCGGTAGCTTACGCGGCGGCGGCTACGGGGGAGGCGATTGACGAGGTAGCCGCCGTCGCGTGGTGTTGGGCGGAACGCGAATTAGGCTTGCCGATTCAACTCGGCTTAAAGAGCAGCGAGAATCGCAAGGTGTGTTATGCCATCTATGAACACTATCGGATTTTCCCTATCAGGGAAGCACGCTGAATGTCGTCGTCAATTCATCCATCTATCGCGGGCATGGTATGGTGCTACTCGCCTTCACCGTGACCACGATTATGTAGACGAAATTACAATCGGCATGTACTATCCTGGAGGTGGAACGACGGGCGAATTTACGATCCGTTGGATTAGAATGTCTCACAAAAACGTGCCGTTATTGTGCGTCTACAACGACGCGTGGGATGCTTTATGGGAATTTCGCGATGTATTGGCGGAATTGACGGGCTTTGATGGCCGAAACGTATCGCCGGAGGAGATTTGCGAATTGCTCCTGCGTTGTGGGATCGAGGACAAAACACCGGTGGAATCACCATACGATTTTGAAAGGTAGAAAAATGCCAGAAGAATACTTTGACGACGAAGTGAACGAAGATACCGTAGGTAGCGGTGGCTCTTTCACTTTGGTTGCACCCGGCTATTACTTCGGCCAGGTGACGGAAGTGCATGACGGAGATGAATCGTTCTTCGTCGAGCTGGAAATCCTCAGCGGAACGAAGCCGGATCAAGTCGGGCAGACGCACCGCGAGTATATTCACAAAAACGCGAAGAAAGGCAATCGCTCGCGGCGTGCTGCTCTGCTGGTTGCTACCGGTGTTTGGACGGCCGATTTGATTGCGGCTGCCAGAAAGGAAAACCGGGGGCTGAACTACGAGGTTGACGACCTGTACGGCAAGGTGTGTTGCTTCGAGGTTGTTAATGAGGAGCAGGAGCAGGGCAAGTACAAGGGCAAGCAGGTTGCCAAAGTACCCTACTCGAATTTTTGGCACCCGGAAAACAAAGAAGTTGCCCGCCTGAAAATTCCGGTTGACCGATCGAAAGTCAAAGACCTCGACGCGGTGGATGATCCATACGCGACACCGGACACGAATGATGACGGCGGATTTTTTTGAGCCAGCGGTGTAGCTGGAGTCTCGCCGTCGTTTTTACCTGAGTTCCTTTTGCGGCGGCGAGACTATTTTCGAGGGGCAAACAGTGCCAGTCGTAACCCCAAAAACCGAAGAACTAATCGGGATCTTCTCCCACGAACACCGGGCGATCGGCGAAGACGATTCGGCTGATCGCTGGGTGGTTGGCAAAATGCGAGACGGGCAAACGGTAGTAGGAAATGCCAAGGCCGGCTCGCTGTGCATGGGTGAGAAGTATCGGTTTCTGGGGCGGGTGCAAACACACGATAGGTTCGGTCGGCAGTTTCAATTTTCTTCGTTTACTCCGGTTGAGCCGACCGACCTGCAAGCCATCCAGCGATATTTACAAAAGGCAAACGGCATCGGTCCGCAAGCAGCAATCAAGATCGTCGCAGAATTTGGAGAGCTGGCACTAGAGAAATTGCGACTTGAGCCGGCCAGCGTGGCCAAGCGATGCAGCCTCAATGTCACGACGGTTGAGGCTGCATCGTCGTTTTTCTCTGCCAGAAAAGCACTGGAAGCAATCACGATTGAGGTTGAGGGGCTTCTGGCAAATCGCGGTTTTCCAAAGTCAACCTCGCAGAAATGCATCGAGGCGTGGGGCGAAAGTGCAGTGCAGGTGATCCGCGACAATCCGTATGTGCTTCGCGGGTTTGCCGGCTGTGGGTTTTTGCTCTGTGATCGGCTATACGAGTCACTTGGCTTGCCGATGGGCGCGTTGATCCGGCAGACGCATTGTGCCCTGTACGCTCTTGAATCCGATTCTTCTGGTAGCACGTGGCTTCTCGAAAGCGTGATTCGCAAAGAGCTAGACGCGAAGATCGCGGGAGCTACTGTCCAGGTGCGAGAAGCGATAGCCGATGCAATCGAGCGGGACATGATCCGCGAGCGGGTGGATGGCGATGGGCGACGATGGTACGCCGAGTCAGCGAAAGCTGACGCTGAATCTTCGTGGGTGTCCGATCTTCATGTCGCTTGGCACGAACTGGATGATGATTTTGGTTTGGCGGGAGAGGCGAAGTGGGAGCAATCAATCAGGCACAGCCGTAGTCAAACGGGTGCTCACAGCCCGAATGGCGAGCAGCCGGAGGTCTTAATGTGACAGCCGGACCTCTCGCCAAATTCCGTAAATCCGCGATGTGGATTACGTCAGGACGCGGAAATCCCAAACCGAGCGGCTGTGTCTGATTGATGGTTCCTGTTTTAAGTCTTCGTTTTTGAAAGGAAAATGAAATGAGTACGAGTGGACAGAAGCGAGCAGAATTAAAGAAGCTCGCCAAACAATCGCGAGAGAATATCTTTCGCATGCTGCAACTGGTTGACGAACTGCTGGCCGACAAAGAGTATGTCGACCAGTTCGGAGGAGAAGGACAATTGATGGATCATTTGCAGGAAGAGGAATTCGCGCATTTTGGCGGTTCGCCATCGGTATCAGAACTGGTTCGAGCCTATCGAGCCAATCCGAAAAAATCGACATGGGCTGAATATCAATACAACGTATGGGCCATGATCGATCTGGCAACGCCAACGAAAGAAGCGGGTGAAATCCAGAAGACAAATTGGAAGGCTCTGGCCAAAGAACTCCAGTTGAAACTGGATCAAGCTGAAGCGAACGTGAAAGAGTATCGCGAGCAAGCTGCGATGTTTCGCGAACGTCTTGACGAGAGCGAGCGACAGCGGGGAATTTTGGAGGGACGAATCGTCGAGCTTGAACGGAGAGGGAAATTGATGCCGGTATGAAGTCAATAACAGTTTTGAAATTGAAGTTGACTGATCCGCCGGCAGAGCTGACAGAAGTTGCTCGTCTGTGTCGCGAGGCCCGCAATGTAGCCAGCGAAGACTGGCTATTGCGGGCTCGCGGCCGGAAGGAATCAGCCAAACAAGCGAAATTAAACCGACAAGGCAAGCCCTTGTCGGAATCAACAAAACTTTACCATGCAATTACAACGTCTGTACCGCGACTTGGCACCGATGTTGCAAGCAACATTGCCCAACAGGTCAATTCTTTCCTGGCTGCTAAGGTAGATTGGCGAAAGGGTGTAGCGGATAACGGCAAAAGACCGAAACGAAAAGATGCGATTCTGCGGCGTGAGGAACGGCCGGCATTTTACACGGATTTGTCAGTGCCTATCGCAAATAAACATACCACGATTGTCTTTGAGGACGATGTGCAAGTCCATGTTCGCAACATCATGCGAAATAGTTTGCAGATTTCGCTGGACTTTACAATCTCACTCAAGGGCGTGCCGACTGGCATTAAGCGGATTATCCATGACTTGGCAAGAGGTGAACGCAAACTAGCCGACTCGAAATTGCTTGAGCGTCGCGGGAAATGGTACTGGTATATTCCTGTCGCGTTTGAAACGGAACAACTTGATACTGATCGAATAGCTACATTGTCACCGGTGATCGGCAAAGGAGAAATCGAGCGACCGTTTTCGCTAGAGATTCCGGGGCGTAGTCGTGCCTGGGGAATTGGTGCAGGACGGTACCTGATTTCGCAGACACTTCGCTTAGTCGGCGTGCGAAAACAGATTGGCTGGAGATATCGGCAGCGAATGGGGGCGGGGCACGGACGAAAGAAAATAGATATCGCGGTATCGAAGCGCAATCTTCAACTTGCCGACATTGTGACCGAGGTGCGACGGCGGGCAATCGTAGATGTGGTTAAGCAATGCGAGCGGCATCGCTGTGGCGTATTGGAGTACCTGGAACCCACCAATCCAACCAAAGAAAAATGCTGGTTCGAGGCAAACGGCTTGACTTGGAACTGGACGCGATGGCTGGACGATTTGAAAAATGCGGCAGCGCGTCGTGGAATCGAAGTCAAGGTTCGCAAATTGCGACTGGGAGATATTGACAATGGCGAAGATTCGTCGTGAGTTGCCATGCGAAGTGTGTGGCAAGTCGGTGCGACTGTCGCGCAAAAGATTTTTGCAAATGGTGAAATCTGATCAGTTACCGATTTGCGAGCAGTGCCGTAGATTTGTGAGGCCGGGAACCGCTCGCGTGTCAGAACTTCCTTCTGAGCAAGAGTTTCCGAAGCTGGGACTTGCAAGGAAGGTTGGAAGAGGTGCCAATCGGCAGGGGGCTCTCGCAAGTATGTCTTTGGCCCGTTGTGGCGAAAGGACTTATGGCGACGGAGTTGCAGCGAACGAATGATTGGTTTGGGATTGTGAGCGGCCAGGTTCCGGAGAGGTTCCGGCTACGTTTAGGGAGGTTGCAGCGAACGAATGATTGGTTTGGGATTGTGAGGGGGACTGGCGGACGCCGCCGCCGCGCGGACGTGGCTTGTTGCAGCGAACGAATGATTGGTTTGGGATTGTGAGGCGGGCATGTATCGCTGCAAGCCGCTTTCCTTCGCGTTGCAGCGAACGAATGATTGGTTTGGGATTGTGAGTTCCGCAGTACGCTGATGTAGTAACCTTTGTGATGGTTGCAGCGAACGAATGATTGGTTTGGGATTGTGAGGTGCCGGCTAAAGGATGGAGCCCTTATCGCAGGCCGCAAGTTGCAGCGAACGAATGATTGGTTTGGGATTGTGAGGCTCGCTTGGGTGATCGAACCCCGAACGATGACTCGGTTGCAGCGAACGAATGATTGGTTTGGGATTGTGAGGGGGTATGTCCGCCAGACGCCCCCACGCGTCGCGTAGTTGCAGCGAACGAATGATTGGTTTGGGATTGTGAGTTGGATTGGCGGTAGTATTGATGGTTGCCATCGGGGAAGTTGCAGCGAACGAATGATTGGTTTGGGATTGTGAGCGTGGAACTCCGGCTCGCGTTCGGCTTCGCGTCTGCGTTGCAGCGAACGAATGATTGGTTTGGGATTGTGAGTCTGATGGTCGACAGTCAGTGGAACAGCCGCCGATTTAGTTGCAGCGAACGAATGATTGGTTTGGGATTGTGAGGAGGAGCGTTTCTTCATCGGCCATTGGCTCATCGGTGTTGCAGCGAACGAATGATTGGTTTGGGATTGTGAGATCGCCCTGGCAGGTCGCGTACCAGAGGACCTGCCGGTTGCAGCGAACGAATGATTGGTTTGGGATTGTGAGGTGTTGAGTGCTACGCTGTCGCCGAACGTGTCGCCGGGTTGCAGCGAACGAATGATATTGGGGACATATTTGGATGCAACTAACCGCCCACCAACTCGACGCCCTCAACTCCGCAACCATCGGCACGGTGGGGCTACTCACCGGCGGACCCGGCAGCGGCAAGACTACTTGCCTTGGGCACCTGATCCGCCAGCTACGCCAACGCAACGGCAGCAGCGGAATGGCGGGGGCGGCACCGACTGGTAAGGCTGCCAGGAGAATGACCGAAGCACTCGGCGAGCAAGGCATCAGGCTAGACTGCACCACGATACACCGGCTGCTCGCCTACACGTACCTGGAGGGTGCCGGATACTTCGGTTATAACCGGAGCAACCCGCTACCTCATCAGTTTGTCTTCGTGGACGAGGCGAGCATGATTGACTCGTCGCTGATGGCTTCCCTCCTGGCAGCACGGCGGAAAGGTGGCCATGTCCTGTTTATCGGCGACCCGAACCAGCTACCGCCAGTCGGTCACGGTGCCCCATTCCGCGATATGATTGCGTTGGGAGTTCCGCGTGGACACCTCACGGAAATCCACCGCAACGCCGGCCGGATTGTGAAGACCTGCAAGCTGATAGCGGAAGAAGGTAAGTGGCAACACTCGCCAGAAATCGACCTGGCGGCAGGCGAGAATCTGCACGTTGATCGCGAGTGGAAGAATCCGGCAGAACAGACGCAGGCGCTACGCGATTGGCTCGATCCAACGTCAGCGGCATGGGACTGGTCGCAGGATGTTGTTGACCCCATCTGGCATGCTCAGGTGATTGTGCCCCTCAACGAAAAATCAGAAGTCAGCCGGAAGAAACTCAACCCGATGCTGCAAGGCTATCTCAATCCAACCGGCAAGCAGGCGAAGGGTAACCCGTACCGCGAAGGCGACAAAATCGTGTGCGGCAAAAACGGCTGGTATCTCGCTGCCCCTGGCTGTCCCAGTGAAGAGATGAATGATCAGCGGCGGGTGTACGTCGCCAACGGCGAGCAGGCCCGTGTGATTGAAGTTGACGGCGGCAACACGATCTGCCAGCTTGATACGCCAGATCGACTTGTGCGAGTGAGTAAGCCGCGAAGCAGCGGTGATGATGACACCGGCAAGTGGGAATTGGCGTATGCGATAAGTTGCCATAAATCGCAAGGGGCAGAATTTCCGGTTGTTTTCGTCGTCGGCGATGAAAGCAGCGGGGCTAAGTGGCTATGCGATCGGCACTGGGTTCTCACGGGAATCAGTCGGGCCAAACAACTCTGTGTTTGCATCGCGAAACCTCAGACGCTAAGCGACTGGTGCCGCAAGTCGCACCTGTGGAAACGCAAGACAATGGCCGTCGAAAAAATGAGGGAGCTGGAAGATGCTGTACGATAAACACCTGATTGATATTGACTTTGATTTTCTCGTCGAAAATCAAAATGCGTGGGATTGTTTGAACAACGACATTGCACATTTCCCCGAAGCAGATTCAAAGCGTGAAGGAAGACAGCGGTTTCGTCAGAATTTGATCGGCTTGTTGCGATACATGCGTGATCGAATCAAAAAATGAAAACTCCATTCACGATTTTAGTTGACACAAACGAAGGTGCTCCGTGGCTCTTTCAAGATTGCCAAATGCTGATCAAGTCGCGTATGCAGCCAGTCGAAGTTCAGACGCGAGAAATCCGGCTGCCGATTGACGAGGGTGACTACCAGGTGGAAGGTATCCCGGAGTTTTCGATCGAGCGAAAAAGCCTGAATGATGCGTACCTCTCGCTGTCGCCAAAGTGCGGACGCGACGCTTTCCGCGAGCAAATCGAGCACATGAATTTCTCGCTTCGAAAAACGTGGGTGATTGTCGAGGCGAGTTGGCCAGAGTTTTGCAGCCCGGAAAAATATCACAACGACTGGCGTTCGGAATTTCACCCTCACGCAGCCGCGGCAACTGTAACCTCCTGGATGGTACGGTATCCGCGAGTAAGTTTTCATTTCCCCGGTAGCCGGCGACGTGCCGAGTTATTCGCGTTTCGCCTGCTCGAAAAAGTATGGAAGCACAATCATGCAAACGGTAGATCCAGACGGGGTGATAATCAATTGCCGTTACTGCCCGACTCCGGCTGAAATCGCGAGGGAATGCCGCAAAATTCGGCGTGAGAATCTCGCGAGAAAAAGAAAAAGCAGATGGGGCGGAAAGCATCCATCAAAAAACGATTACGAATCAGAAGGATACAACCTGCCGGCAATCCGCGTTGTGCGAATGGATGACATGGGGATGCCGTCGCCAGAGGAAGAAGAAGAGGTTATCTGATGACGGAGAACAGAGTGCTGCAGCAATTGGCAGAAGAGATCCGGCAGATAAACGAGGGGAACGGGTGGAACGTGACGCAGCCAGAACAATGGGGCGGCGCATACAAGGTGCCTGCAATTCTGGCATTGATACATAGTGAAGTGTCCGAAGCTCTTGAAGCCTTCCGGCATGACGACGGCGAGAATTTCATCGAAGAAATGGCCGACATCGTGATCCGTGTCCTGGATTGTGTGGCCGCGTTCACGGACGATTTCGATTCCGTGGTCCGTGCGAAGCTGGAGAAGAATCGTCAGCGTGGCTACCGCCACGGCGGCAAGCGTGTCTGACGGAGAATGGTCTTTTACTTGAAAATATCGGGAGACCGGAAACTGCAGATGAAAGCCTCCGACATCAAGCAAGCCGCAGCCGGACGTTGGCGGGAAATCCTTTCCTCTCTGGGCGGTATCCCATCCGACATCCTGGACGGCTCAAAACGAGAACACCCCTGCCCAAAATGCGGCGGGTCAACTCGGTTTCGGATGCTCGATGAATTGGTTGGTGCTGTTTTTTGCTCGCACTGCCACAACGGAGACACGTCGCCAAAATCGGGCGACGGAATTGCGGCTGTGCAGTGGATGCTTGATGTGGATTTCAAAGAGGCTTGCCAGCGAATCGCAGATTACCTGGGGCTGAAGTCTGCCAGGAAAAACACGGCTGATGACTCGCTCAGTTTCCGCGACGTGGACAAGCGACAGTGGGCTACAACGTGGCTTCGAGCGAAGCAGGGCATTGAGGCATCACAACTCTTTCGCGTGCGATGGGCGGCTGCATGGTGGCCCAAGGCGGCATACCGCGAAGATCGGCAACGAGTGCTGGCGTTTGTCGTATTCGATCCACTGACGTGGCGAGAGAAGGGGCATATTATTTATCGGGCTGACGGGCAGCCGTTTTCATCGTATGGAAGCCTGCCAGAGCGAAAGGCTCATATGCTCGGCTGCAAGGGCGATGGGTTAGTCGTGATCGGCACGCCGGATGAATTCCAAGTGGCGAAGTCGGTCTGGAAATGTGAGGGCACAACCGATGCTCTCGCACTGGCGGGTGTTATTCCAGCCGCAGACATTGCCGTAGCCAACGTCTGCGGGGCCGGATCGTTTCCGGCTGAATGGCGGAAGGCATTCGAAGGGAAATCGGTTGTCGTGGTTGGCGATTCTGACGAGGTTGGCAATCGCGGTGCCGACAAAGCTATAGGGGTGTTATGCGATGATTGCTGATCCGAATCCTAGCGGGCGTGGTTGTGACCTTGTGCCGGACGAAGATGAGATTCGTGCGATGTGTGCGGAGATCCAAGCGGGCTGGGAACCGTGGCAAGAGGCAGCACATAGAAATTTCGACGTGGTGAATACTCGCAATGGCGGGATAACGGTTGTGCGTGATTACAGCGGCGACAGATATGATTTTCCGCATTTAAGATGAGTTGTGGCATGGAAGTCCGCAAGATCATTCCGCCGTCTGGCGATATTCGCGAGTGGATTATTGGCCAGAGAGAAGCCGGCAAAACTCGCGACGACATCGCCCGCGAACTGATCGCGATGCGAGATCGGTCAGAAGTCTACACACCGGCCAGGGCAAAAGAAGAGGAGCAGACAGCCGACGATGCGATGCTGGCCGAACTGGGGCTCGATGTAATCGGCGAATATGAGGACGGATCGGTGGAGGTATTTTGTACCACAACCCGGAAGTTTACGCGGATTCGCGACATCGAGCGGATCAAGATGGCTCGACTCGCTCAAATTTGCACAAAGGCGGTCGTCAAGGCGAAGGTTCACCGCGGCTCAGAATCCAGAGCCGGCATGATGCAACTGGAGGAAGTGCGAATGCTGATCGCCGACGCAGCCGGGCGCCGGCCGAAATTAGTTGACGATTCGAAGCGGGAAGCCGGCTGCTGGGAAAGCGGCCGGAATGTGGTTCTCGTCGGCGATGGCTGGAAATCGATCTGGAACGGTGAGCATTTAATTTGCGACGCCATGCCGCGATGCGACGGGCGTCTTTACGACCTGGCCGGGAACCCAAATTGGTTTTGCACTTCGCGGGACTGCGACAACTGCCAATTTCGCCGGCTGATCGAAAATGGCAACCAGAAATCAGATGAGCAGGCCGTGCTCGATGCTCTGGGGCTTCTCAGGCGATGGCGGTATCAATTTCACAAAGGGGCCGAACTCGCGTTAGGATTGATCCTCGCAACATGGGTGCAAAAATTCTGGGATTGGCGGCCACAAGTCGCGATCACCGGCGAAACCGTCAGCGGCAAGACTATTTTTTTCCGGATGCTGAAGCGAATGTTTTGCGGATTGGCGGAATCTGCCAGCAGGAAAACAACGGCAATCGGAATAATGAAGCACTGCCGATCGTCGGCGAAAATTGCCGTGATGGACGAACTCGATAAAAATCCGCACCGAGAGGATATCATCGAGACTGTGGTGCGACCAGCCGGCCGGGGAGAAGACGAGCGGTGGACCGGTGAGGGGCGGGGCCGATCAGAAAAAGCACTCTCACAAATATTCTGGCTGGCTGGAATTGAATCGGGGCTGACCACAAAAACTGACGCTGACCGATTTGTGAGAATTGAATTATTACCGAAAGCCCCCGGATCACCAACGATAATTCAGCCGACGCAGACGGAGTGCGAGGCCGTCGGGCTGAAATTATTGGCAACCTCCGTGAGGCTCGTACGCGACGCTGTGACGCTTGCGGGCGAGATAGGGGGCCTGGAGCTGGATGGTTTCTCGAATCGCGTTACAGAAACGTACAGCGTCCCTGCGGCAATGTTCGCTCTTGCGATCGGCGTGAGCGGCGAGTCAGTGTTGCGGGATTTCGTCAAAAATTCGGAAGTGATGACTCGCGAAGTAGTGGCCGACGCAGAGGATTTATTCGAAACCCTCCGCTCCTCGCACGTTGACGCAGGCCGAGAGTTGGGCCGGCTGTCGGTGGAGCAACTAATCGAAATTGTGCGTGACGGCTATTCCAGCCAGCGTACGGACGCAGAAAAAGCACTAGATAAATGTGGGCTCGTTGTCGTCGGTGACGGCGTGAGGGTAAACACAACCAGGGTAAAGCGGCACCTGTTGGCGAAAACTCGCTGGAATAGATCGTCGATCGCGGAAATCATGCAACGAGTTCCGGGTGCCGAAGCTCAGCGAACGAAACATCGGCGATTTTGGTGGACACCGATTGATTTATTTTTGGATGAGGATGAGGAAAATGAGGAATTATTTTAATCTCATTTTTTTGGGTGGGGTGTCACAGAGATGAACGTCACCGTCACCACGAACGTCACCGTTTTTTTCTTCTACTAATAAATACTAAACTACTACTACTACTAAACTTAGAGAGAGAGAGAGAGAGAGGGTGACGTTGGTGACACCATTTTTCACGAAACATACTCACGTGTGCGGGCGCACGCGCGTACCCGCGCACACGCGCACGCGTGAAGCGTGTTCTGTGGAAAAGCAACGTCACCAGCGTTTTAATTCGTGCTCCAGGGAAAACATCAAAAACCGGGTGACAGCGAGAAATGACACCGAACACCCTTTTACCTTCCTGGCAGGGAAAGAGCGGCAACCACTAACCAACGAGGGCGGGAAAATGAAGATGACGGCAGAAGAATTGGCAGAGGTGCTGAGAAAGCACATGTTATGGCTGGAATCGAAAGAGGGCGGCGAACGGGCGAATTTATCCGGGGCGAATTTGTACAGGGCGGATTTATCCAGGGCGAATTTATCCGAAGCGAATTTATCCAGGGCGAATTTGTACGAAGCGAATTTGTACGAAGCGAATTTGTCCAGGGCGAATTCGTGCGAAGTGGATTTATCCGAAGCGGATTTATCCAGGGCGAATTTATCCGAAGCGAATTTATCCAGGGCGAATTTGTACGAAGCGAATTTGTACGAAGCGAATTTATCCAGGGCGAATTTGTACGAAGCGAATTTATCCGAAGCGGATTTGTCCAGGGCGATATTATGCAACTGCGACATGCGAGGGGCGATTATTACTTTCCGCGGCCAGAAGGTAAAAATTCAATTCGAAGAGGTCGAATAAAATGTACCAACCTGAGATTTTCGATGTTGCCGAATCGGAGCCCAAAAAGGAAGGCGATCGCGAGCGGCGATACCCGGAAGGTCCGCGATTCTTCGACTGGGAGAAAGGCTTGATCTGGTACCGAGTCGGTCAAAATGATTCGAGCAACGCCCTCCCGATGTCGGCTGAATACTCTCTCGCCAACGGCTGTCAAGTTGTGCGACGCGATACGGGCGAGGTGGTAAAATGGCCGTTGCGATATTCAGAAGCCACCTGCGGTAGCCTGGTTTACGAGGTTGAAACTGTGGACGAAAGTGACTTTTTCGGTGAGTCAACCAAGCGAGAAATGCGAGTGGAAACCGTGGTTTGTGACGTGATTCCGGGGAATAGCGGGGACTTTTTTGATACGTGAAACCTGTGTATTGTGGCGGTATTCGTCTTGACAGACGAGAAATACGTGTCTTACCCTAATGAGAGGAGAAAAATCATGGCCGAAGTGAAAATGAAAGTGCGACGATCTGATGACGGCGTGGAAGTGGCGTTTGACTGGTCGATTATCCTTGAGATTATCAAGCTGATAATCGAGTTGCTCAAGGACCGAAAGGACGATGACACCGGCCCGACCGTCAACACGTAAGGGGCGATTGCGATGCCAAGCGCCAAGATCTATGCGAGTACGAATAGAGGTAATCCAGCCGAAGCGAATAAAACTCTCCCGGCCAAGCTGGCTCTGAGTCGGGCACGCTGGCATAGCTCTTCCCTGGAGGGTAGCCCGCAGAACTGCAAGGCAAGGTGGTTCGAATCCACCGCTTGGCTTTTTCTGTTTGTTGCAGCGAATGCTGCTGCTGCTGACCCCTCGATGACTGGCCCTGAAGACATCGTGCCAATCGGCAAGTCGGTGTGGCTCGAAGTGGACGGTGTGACGGTGCCGGAACTTCGCGGCGGCAACGTGTCTGTGTACCCGTCGGGCTATCTCGAATCGAGCCACGTTCGCGTGCTCCAGGATCTCCGCGGGACTATTCTCGTCTGGGTCGAGATTGCCAAAGACAACCCGCTGAGGCAATACGATGTGGTTGTGACGGTGGCGAGACTGGAAGGTGAGCAACCCATTATCCATCGGCTCGCGTGGACGATCAAGACCGGCGAGGCACCGAATCCACCACCTGGCCCGGACCCTCCGCCAGCCCCGATACAATGGAAAGTATCGGGGCTGCACGTCTTGGTAATCGACGACGAGAACCAGCGGGGAAAGTTGCCGCAGAGTCAAATCAATATTTTCACAAGCAAACCGCTCCGGGATTGGATGGATGCCCACGCTGCGAAGGAATCAGACGGCCGACCCGCATACCGATTCAGCCACCCGGAATCTTTGGTCGATGGCTCCGAAGGTAGAAAGCTGGAGTTGCCCGTGTACGTCGAGGGCTGGGATTTGCTGATGGAATCGGGCACGAAATTGCCGGCGTGGATTGTGAGCGACGGCGAGCGGGAAGTGATTGAGCCCTTGCCGGAATCGGTCGAGGCGGCGATTGAGAAGCTGGAGGAATTCAAGTGATAACCTCCCTGAACGGAAAACCACCGCACGTCATCGACGACAGCAATTATCGGGACTACGTGCCCGATGCTGATTACGTCGTCAAGGACAACAAGGGCAACTTGCATTTCACTGGCTGCCTGCCGGTTGAAGAATGGTATCCCGCCCGAATGGCAACGTTGCCTTTTGAAGCGTCTGGCATTGTCGAGTACGATGAGCAGGAGGTCAAAGAGCGGCTTGAGAATATGTGGGCTCACGAAGCGTCGCTTATGCACCTCGGCTATGAGATGGACGCGCTAAAGCAAGAGGCCGGCACCTGCTGGATTTTCGGCACTTGCGGGGCCGCTTCTCTGATGCTGACTTGTGCGGGCTTGCCGTATCGCGTCCCCTCGCCGGCGTCCGTGGCGTATCATTGCTACTCGAATTTTGGCGTCCGCGGCGGCTATCCTTCGCTGGGCGTCGAGAAGTTCCAGGAGCACGGTGCGACGGACGCAAGACTATGGCCGGCCAACGGCTATTCGCGCAACTACGACACAGACAAGACGCAAGCCGATCGCAAACATCAGTGGCTGGAGGAGGTCGTGGAAGCCGGCAGCGGTGAAAGCGGATTTTGGCGTTGCATGTCGGCGATTTGCCAGGGTCATCCTGTGGGGCTGTCTTATTCCTGGTGGAGTCACTACGTCTATGGCTGCTGGGGGCGCGTCAACGGCGGCGAAGTTCAGATGGGCATCCGCAATAGCTGGGGCAACGATGGCTATGGCGACAAGGGATTTGGGCTGATTGGCGGGAGACGCAAGTATCCTTCCTGGTCGTGCATCTTCCTGAGAATGCGGCAATCACCGGGGGCATGATGGCATGGGCAGTCGATCGAAGGGCGGGTACAAGTCGGCACTGAATAAGCGGGTTGCCGGAGAGATACGCCGCGAACAATCCCAAGACTGGGAGCGGCACAAGCGAATCACGCCCCAGCCACCACGACGGAAATGGCGACGCAGGAGGAAGTGACCGATGGACTCAACAACCGCACTGGCAGTCTTCCAAGGTCTTATGGCGATCGTTCTCCTTGGTGGCGTCCCCTGGGCGATGATGGCGACGGCGAAATTGGCTCGCATCGAGGTGAGGCTAGATGGCAGGCAGGAAAGAGATGCAAAATCAGACGCTCTACACAATGAGCATGACCGGCGACTGCGAAAGATCGAGCTAGAATGTGCTACGTGCCCACTGCATCCCGACAAGGTATCATCACGGAAAGAAGATGAGTCGGATTCGGGGGATCACACATGACGAGACTTTTTTTGTTTCTGGCAGTTTTCGCAGCAGACCAACCAACTACGCCGGCAACGCGGGGCGACTTAGTGACGCTTCGCGATTACGTCGATATGAGATTCGACGCTTTCGAGAAAACTCAGGCAGCAAGTGAGAAGGCAACCGATCACAGGCTTTTTCAAATGAACGAGCTACGCGACCAGATCGAATCGGAACGTGGAACTTACGTTACCCGCGCTGAGGCGATGTGGGCTTTCGGCGCGCTGCTTACTGTGGCGGGCGTCGTGATGGCACTATCACGCAGACGCAATCAGCAGTTGCAGGAATAGATTATCGGGAGGTTTCCCGATGCACGGTTATCAGCCCATTCAAATAGCGAACGGAGAGCCGATTGAGCAGTGCTGGGCAATCGTACAGCCAGACGAACGAACAATGCCGATGCGACCGCTTACCGAAGAAGAATCGCGGATGATTGCGGGTATTTTGAATAAGTACGTTAGTGACGATTTGGAAGACACGACAGACTAAAGGCGAAAGCAATGGCTGAAACCAAAAGCGAAGCTGGCGTACTCAACATTGTGATGGAACAGGGGACAACCTTTGCTCGCACTCTTACCATTACACAGGATGGTAGTCCGCTTGACCTGAGGGCTACCACTGGTAGGCTTCAAGTTCGCACATCCGAAGACGCGGCGAGCGGCGTGATTGACTTGACGAATGGATCGGGCTTAACAATGAATAATGGCTCGATTGATATTGAATTCGAGCCATCAGACACATCGAGTCTTGATCCCGGAAATTACGTCTACGGCCTTGAATACGAAACAGCGGCGGGGGCTGTCTATCCATTGCTGAAGGGCCGGTTTCGGATTCTACCAAAGATGCCGAAAGAGGCGAGCTAAATGAGCACGATTGCTGTGACTGTCGAAGAGACGCCAATCAATGTTGCTGTCATCGAGTCGGCACCAGCTATCACGGTCAACGAATCCGCACCGACGATTACCGTCAACGAGTCGGCCAATACGATTTCTCTCTCGACAAGCACGACAACCATTTCGCTCTCGACAAGCACTACGTCGATTACGGTCGAAGAGACCTCGTCAATCACGGTCACCGTTTCGGAAACTCCGCTTGCGGTCGTCAAAGCAGATTCCGAATGGTTGGCGATGGTCAGTATCTTGGACATCAACGAAGATGATATCTTAGACAATATCGACGTTGTGGCTTGGGCAGCTAAACGAGAAGAATGGGATGGTCACTGCACAGAAGCCGAGGCAGTCGCGGCCATCAAGGCTGATGCGGAGTGGAACATCATGGTCGACATGCTTGACGTCAATCATGACGGGCAGTTGACGGAGGCAGATGTAGTCCTGTGGCGCAATTTGAACTTCACTTCATTACCATAAAAAAGAGGAGGATCGTATGCCAACGATCAACAAACTCAAGAGAATTCCCGTCACTGACGACGAGGGGAAACAAGTCATCCAGAACGGCAGGGCGGTCGTCAGCAAGACCCTGGAGCCGATCGAAGCGGAACTAGTCAACGAGTTTGACGCTTCCGAAAAAAGGAAAGCTGTCGACAAAAACGACAAAAAGTACTTCGAGGTCGTGACCGTCGCGGTGAAAGTCTACAAGACCGAAAACGGTCACCCGAAGATGCCGTTCCGCCTGCGGTTTTTCGAACCAGGCGAGAATGGCAAGATGTTGTTTGAGCCACAGGTGTACTATCCGAACCAGTATCACGCTGAGCGATCCGCCAGAAGGCGAGTACGTCGCTACGTCCAGACAGGCGACTGGTTCAAACTGGACGAACGCGAGGAACAGAAAGCCCTGTACGCTTCGTTCGAATCCAACACCGAGGTCTGAGTTAGGTTTAATCCAAAAGCTGAGACTTCAGCAAGGAGACAAATTCGATGGCTTCCAAGATATTTCTTTACGCGCTGCAGGAAATTGTCCAAGCAGATATTGACCTGGATGGCGACACTCTCAAGGTGGCGTTGGTGATGACCGGAAATTCCTGCGCGACGGATGCGGACAATGGTACAGTTGACGACATCGACGCGATCACCACCGATGCTATTGGCGATGCAACGGGAACATCACGCCAGACGCTAGCCAATGTATCGGTAGCATTGGACGACGCGAACGATCGCGTGGAGTTAGATGCTGATGACTCCGTGTTTTCTGGATTGAGTGGCGACGCATCTAACGATTATGACGGCGATCTCGTGTACAAACACGTCGTCGACGACACCGATTCAATCCCAATCGTCTGGAATGAATTTTCCGCAGATGTCGTATTGGAGGCAACGCAGGTGACGATTCAGTGGGACGCCGAGGGGATTGTGCAGTTTGCCGGACCGTAACCGGTTGTGTTGACTGCCGGGGCTTAACATTAGGGAGAAGCAAACATGGACATCGTAACCGAGTACGAATTGCGGAAGAGTCAAACTGACGCCCTGGCGCCTTTCTGAAACCGAAACAAAAGGAAACTAATTATGACACCAGAACAACACATCGCATTCGCAGCGGACATCGCAGCGAACACAGACCAGACGATTGTCGACGCCCTCGCCGATGGTGCGTTGAATGTCATTATGAATTGGTACAACGAAAAAACGTCCGATTTCTGGGTGTTGCAACAGAGCATAGAGGTTGATCGGGCCGTGCAAGAGGGCATTGATTGGGATACTGATTACGCTGCCTTTGACGAGAAAGACATGAGCGTGATGCTGTTCCTGTTTCACAACGGGTCATTTGCGATCGAGGCACCGCGAGGCAGGCATGCCCTAAACGAAGTTTGCACGGGCGCGGCAAATTCTAAAGCCGGCTTACTCGGACTCGCCACTCGTAAGGCGACGAAAGTCGAGAAGCTATTCGCTGAGGAACCCAAAACCGTATACGGTGGCAGTGACAATGGGCCTGGTGGTGGCGACGGTTCGGCTCAGGCTCAATCAGCGGTGGCAGTTTTCAAGGGTAACTGCACCCTCCAAGACGTGCAAGCTGCAATCGCCATCATCAATCAAAGCTGACGTGAAGGACTAGGTAAATGGCACTTCCAGATGGCATTAAATACGTCGACGGGTCGTCATACATCTTCGCCTATGACACGGAGTGGCCGGAGACTCCAACGCTCGGATGGAGTGACACGGTCAACGCAGAGATTGACTTAGGCGGCCTAGCATCAGGAGCATATCGGCAATCAGCAAAGCTCGATCTTGGGGCGAACCGAGATGAGCTGTACGAGCTGATGATGACTATCGAAATGGAAACCGATCCAACCGCAGGTGAACGCATTTCTGTTCATGCTGGCTTTTCTGATTCGGCTACGGCGGCAACGGGAAATCCTGCTGGGCTTTCTGGCGCGAACGAATTGTATACTGGCTATGGCGGCGGCGCTGTGGCTGATTGCGTACAGCAACTGGATTTTATCGGGCACCTTCGGCTCGCGGTTATGAACGACGAAGATTCTCCGCAAGTCGGCGTGGTTGGATATTTCACAGCACCGAGACGATACATGATGATCGTAGTAGGTAATGGCAGCTCGGTTGCCGTTCATGCCACCGCAGACGAGACGGCATTACAAGTCAGAGGGCTTACCAAACAAGTGCAGGACTAGTGCGCACGTTTTATCCCAATCCGCAAGATCGGAATTACAAATGGAACGCGGCTGCTCCCGTCAGCCAAGCGGACTGCGTGCTCGCCGTGCCGGGCGGATTCCTCGGATCGGATTACGTCCACGATCTGTCCGGGCGGGGGAACCACGGGACTGGGAACGGAGTGCAGTGGGTGTGGGACAATCAGCGAGGATGGACATGCGATTGCGATGCCACCACTGACTACGTTAGCACGCCACTTGGAGATTTGAGCGGTGATAACGTCAGCATCTTTGCTCGCATTCGCCCGGTCATCAGCGGCGGCGGACCAACCAAGGTGCATTTCGGTTGGACAGGACCGGACGGGTTGTATCTGTGTGAGCGATGGAATAACACGTCTTTGTTTTGGCGGATGTACACGAAATTTGTTCCAGACGTGGACCAAATTGAATATACAGGGCTCACGAGCGGAGAGTGGATTTCCGTTGGTCTAAGTGGGACTGGCACGCAGGACGATGTATCCTTTTATTTGAATGGGCAATACTATGGCGGGTCCACTTTTTGGGACCCGCCCATCAATTACAACGGCGGCACATTTCGGCTGAACCACAACCGAGTCAATACCTTCGGACTCGTCTGTATTTTCGAAACGGTCCTGTCCGCGTCACAACACGCATGGTTGCATGACCCCATCAACCACCTGCTGGTCCCCTGGCGTCGTACGCTGTGGCCGGTGTCGGCGGGGGGAGGCACTGAAGAAACTGCAACGCCATCAGCGGTTTCCGTTAGCGTTACCATCCCATCCGTATCGACGGCGATTGAGGTTGAGTCTTCGACCGCCCCTGGTCCCGTATCCGTTTCTGCCACTGTTCCATCAGCGAGCACCAGCGTAGAAGCGGAATACTCCACGTCTCCCAGCCCTGTGGTTGCATCGGCTACGGTTCCGTCAGTCACGACTGCAGCCGAGGCCGAGTATTCAAGCTCGCCATCGCCCGTATCCGTTTCTGCCACTGTTCCATCAGCGAGCACCAGCGTAGAAGCGGAATACTCGACCTCACCAAGCCCCGTGGCAGTAAGCGCAACTGTTCCTGCAGTTGGGACAGCTACGCAAGCCGAATACTCGACATCGCCGAGTCCCGTATCAGTTACCGTCACGATTCCGTCGGTAACGACTGCCACCAGCGGAGAATACACGGCGACCCCATCGCCGGTTGTGTCCTCCGTCACGGTACCCTCGGTAACAACGTCCATCGAAACTGAGGCAACGACGGCACCGAGTCCCGTTGAAGTGTCCATCACGGTGCCGGCAGTCAGTGCCACGTCGGGAACTGTTGGGACCGCTACACCAAGCCCCGTATTGGTCGGCGTGACTATCCCAGCGGTTACAGTGGCTACAGAGGCGGAACAGTCGACCTCGCCGAGTCCTCTATCCGTCACGGCGACGGTCCCAGCGGTCACGACGGACGTACAAGCGGAATACTCGACAGCACCGAGCCCAGTGGCGGTTTCGGCTACGGTCCCGGCGGCAACGCCGGCAGTTGAAGCAGAGTACTCGACGGCGCCCGTGCCGGTTTCTGTGTCGGTAACACTGCCGACCCCAGATTTAAGCGTAGAAGCGGAATACTCTATGTCGCCGAGCCCGGTTGCCGTCACAATCACGATTCCGACACCGGTTGTTGTGACCGAGGGGGGCGCCGAAACCGTCTCGCTAACGACATCGCAAGAGTTCGTGACTTTGACGCTCACAAGCGCAAGCCTTGACGCTTTCTTACCGACGGCGGCTGAGGCATGCGCAGGTAAGGAGTTCTTCATAAAGCGATTGGACAGCACGGAATACACCTGTTCCATCAAGCCAAAATCAGGCAGCGATGACACGATTGAAGAAGGCGACTTTGCCAGTCTGACGGTAAACGAAAAAGAGTGTTTCCACCTGGTCGGAGACGGTGTAAGCGACTGGGCGATCGCCGGGAAATATGTTCCCTAACCTGTAAGGAATGAAAAGCATGAAGAAGTTATTGTTTATTTTGGCCGTTCCAATCTTGTTTACAGGCTGTTCGCTGGATGTGAATAAAGACGGTCGCGTAGACGAAACCGACCTAGCATACGCCATTTCGTTACTTGAGTAGGTGGACGTATGAGCGATTCAAAGCTCGTCTTAGTTGCGAAAGAGCTGGTTGACGCGATTAAAACCGACCGCGAAGCCGGTAGTTTTTCGAACAATGATTTTTCGGTTGATTGGGAAATCGGCGGGCGAGTGCAATTGAGGCAATCACAAGGCAGCAACCTACCAGAGGAGTGGCTGTTGCAAGATTCGCGTTTGCAGGTCCGGGTTATGGTACCTCGCAACTACGCGCCGGCGGGTCGCAAAGATCGCAACAGTCAGGGATATGTAGCGGCGTGGGATATCGACATTCGGCAGCGACTTGGGGCGAGCGATCAAGACGAAGATCAGTCTGTGCGTCGTGAGTTACTTAGCGAATTGATGCTATTCGAGGAGGAGCTATTTGAGGCGACCGGGCCGAATCTTACCGCGGCTCGCGTGAGCATCACGGACGCATCGGATACCGCATGGGACGCGGAATGGATTGGCCAGCGTGACGACATCACGATGCGTTCACAAATTCTGGTAGCGTGCAGTCCGTTGCATCTACAGCACCGACAATTCTATGGAGCGATACGGCAGGTTTTTGAATTAACATCGTAGGGGGAGGTATCATGCCTTTTGTAGCAGGTTACGAATCGGAGGAGATACTGGCTAGGGCGGCATCCCCTCCAGCGATGCTTCGCGATCTTGCCGGGAGGACTTACCGTGTTGTCGACTGGAATGCAGACATGCCGTTGAAGGGGCTAGTTACTCTCACGGCAAAGCTATACGTGGATTTTGACAGAGAGGTTAAGCCACCACCTGTAGCAAGAGAGCAGGTTACGGTTGCGTCGTCAACTCGATAACGCGACAACAAAATACGTAGTCGGCAATGAGGAGGAGGTGCCATGTTGCCTGCGTTCGGAATCGTGACGTTTATGCGGCCAGAGAAGCTGGATCGGCTAATCCAGTCGGTTTCACGATGGTATCCCGTCGCGTCCGTATTGATTGCAGATAATGGTCAGAGGCTACCAAAGGGGGTTCATGAGCTAGCCGAGTTTCACGCTTATTTACAAAGCATAATTGGGCTGCGTATTGATTATCATGTTCTTCCGTTCGACTGCGGCCTATCAGCATGTCGCAACTTTCTCATCTCGCAAACTGTCGGCGATCTTCTCATCCTGGATGATGATTTTGAATTCACCGAGGAAACTCGCATTGAAGATTTGCAGGCTGTCTTAGACGAGAATCCAGACATCGGAATTGTATGCGGCAACGCTGGCACCGGTGAGCCAACGGTGTTTGACGAGGATGGTTGCACGAAGCGAACCACAGAGAAACGCACGACCAATACCGGCGTTGAATTCATCCCGTGCGACATCGCCGACAACTTTATGATTGTGCGGCGGTCGGTGTTTGACGCTGGCTTGCGGTGGTGTCCAGAATTGAAAGTCGGCGAGCATCGGCGATTCTTCGTGCAGGCGAAAGAGCTAGGAATCAAAATAGCTTACGTCCCATCATGCAAAGTCAAGCACGACCGCACTGGCGACAGCTCGGAATATCAAAAGGCACGCTGTCGGGCTGTCGAAGTCAACAAACCATTCCGCAAGCCGGATGACCCGACAAACATCGTCGTGCTCGGCGTGGGGCATTCTGGTACAAGTCCGATCGTTCGCATTCTGGAAGCACTTGGATGGAATCTCGGCGAAGTGAAAAAGGGCGTTGCGGAAAACCTTGCGGTACAGGAACTCAATAAGCAACTGCTACTGCGTCAAGGAATCTGCCCATGCGGTGGAGAGTTAAGCGAGGCTATGATTTGCGGCCGATGCGGCAAACCAACTTCGTTTGCTCCAGATCCGCAACCATACGAATTTGCCAACGTCTTATCTGCATTGCCGCAGCCGTGGTGCATCAAGGATCCGCGACTCGTCGTTACCTGGAAACGGTGGCAATGGATTCTCAAGTCATACAATCCGCTTGTCCTCCTGGTAGAACGTGATTACGAGCGAATGAAACGAACGTATCGGCGGTACAAATTCAACGACTTGCGAATCTACGGCCACGACGTTGCCGAACTAATCGAGATGGCCCGCTATCATTTTGCGGCATGGGATGGACCGAAGTTGAAAGTGTGGTTTGAAGATGTGATCGAGGCGGCGAAGAGTTTTGATATGGGGAGAGCCGAGCGATGAATGAACGTAAATTGACTTGGAAATATCAGTGTCACGGGGAAGTTGTTGGACTCGAAGAAGAAAACGATACAACTGACGAGGCGAGATGCTTGATATGGTTTCACGGGGAAGGCGAAGACAACCATTCCATACAGATTTTAATTCCGCGTGATACCGCCAAATTGCGTGACAGCTTGTTGGTGACAATCGAACCATTGATGCAAAAAGACCGACCAGAAACTAGGAAAATTGGACCGGTGAACAAAGTTTTTGGCGATACGGAGAAACAGGATTGACACACTATTCTCGCGTTCTAATCTCCTATCCCAAGTGTGGTCGAACATGGCTATGGTACGCGGCGTGCAAAGCATTGAGTTGGGAGCATGGCATTAGGTTGATTAAGGCTGATACGCTAAAGTGGTCGAAGAATCCATTGTTTGATGCGATCGGCCTACCGCTTGCAAGTTCAACGCATAGTTTTTTTGGCGAGCGGGAGAAGAAAGTTGCTAATGCGGAATTTCTCGGCAAAATGACTCGTGATCCTCGCGACATTATCGTGTCTGCGTACTACTACTGGAAGAGAAAGTGGGATGATCTTGATTCTTATCTTGATCATAAGTCCGATGAACTAGGGCGGTGGACATATGGGTATGCGAACTCCGATATTACCTGGAGTTTCGCTTGCGACTACCAAGACCTGCACGATAATTTCCGGCCTACGCTGGTGCGTTTCCTTCACTGGCTGGGGTCTGGTGTTTCTGATGCATCACTGGACTATGCTGAAGCCGAAAGTCGATTTGAGATTATGCATGCAGAAGATCCCCGGAAGGCTCGCCGTGGTACTCCGGGTGATTGGCGAAATCATTTGACTGACGAACAAGAGCGGCGGATTTGGGAACACCTCGACAAGTTCCCGTGCAATCTATGGAGGAGATACAAACGTGGACGTTAGCGTTGTGATGTCGGCCTACAACAAGGCATGGATTTTGCCGAAGGTGATCGAGTCGATTATCAAGCAGCCTGAGGAAGTATCTCGCGAGGTGATAGTGATTGACGATGGCAGCACGGATGGTACGCCGCATCTACCGTGGGGGCGATGGGAAGAATCCAGAGTGATTTATCGTCGCATTAAACCTGATCCAAAAAAGCAACCGCGTTGTTGTGCGGTGGCAATAAACATCGGCTATCGCCTCGCACGTGGAAAGCGAATTATCGAGCAGTGTGCGGACGTGACGCATGAATCACCAGACACGATCCTGCGACTCTGCGATCAGCTTGTGCCGGGTCACTTCGTCTGTGCGACGGTCTACGATGTTGATAAGTCCGGCAATCATAAATACACCTACTGCAGTCCCAAATGTATTCGTCCTGATTTTCTGGCCGCGTTTTGGCGAAAGGATATTTTCGCAATCGGCGGACAGGACGAGGATTTTCGGCTTGGAGCATGGGAAGATCGTTGGCGGCATCAAAGACTTTTGCATCTGCCATTATCTGGCACCTGTTGCGAAGAGGCAATTGCATATCATCACGACCATCCGCGACCGAATATGAGCGAGTGGAAAACACTGATGAGCCAAGTCTATTACCGAAAGATGGCCGAAGCGAAAAAGACGGACAACTGGACAGCTCCATGCGGGGCATGGGAGTATGCAGAATGAACTGGTCACGAGTTACGCTTGGCATTACGTGTTTCAATCGTCCGCATCTGGTACGGCGATTACTTGAATCAATTCAGCAACATGCCCCGCAAGGTGTGCGGATCGACATCGCCGAAAATGGGATCGAAGGGCCTTGGGATCATACGCTTGTTAAATCAGAAGAAGGCAGGCGGATTTTCTTGCTGCCCTTTGATGCCGGCTGTGCAGCTACCCGCAATGAACTGGCTAAGAGATTCGTGGGTGACTACCTTGTGTATCTTGAGGAGGATTTTGTCTTTACTGAGAAAACGGACCTAAGGCCGCTTGTGGAAATACTTGATTTCGATTCGCGGGTCGGTGTAGTCGGTGGATTTGTTGATCCCGGTTACTTTCCTCCCGTTTTGGAAGAACGCTCGCTGCCGTCTGGGCTGCAGTACTATAAAAGCTCGACAGCCAGAATGTTTGTGATGTGTCGCCGAGAAATACTGGAAGATCACCCATTCGATGAAATGCTAAAAACTGGCGAGCATGGACCTTGGATGACCGTGATAGGGGAAACCGGAAAATGGGACATTGCCTTTTGTGGTCAGACTTCTATTTTCCACCATAATCCAGAACCGGACAGCGACTGGTATAGACAGTATCGCGGGCGAGCTAAAAAGCTAAAACAGGAGTGGTGGGAGAAGCACAAAAAAACTGCCTTGCATAAAGCGAGCATGGAAAGAGGGGGCGCTGAATGATTGTCAACGCGATATGGATTGATGGCGAGCTATCTCCGGTGACGTGGTTGTGCATGTCATCTTGGATCAAGCACGGCCACGAAGTTAATCTTTGGGTATACGATCGCTGGATTGATTTTCCCGCTGGCGTGCAACTGTGCGATGCCAACGAGATATTCCGCTCGCCAATTTTGCGATACACCGACAAGCGAAATGAAGGTAGCCCAGCACTGCACGCCAACTTATTCCGCTACAAATTCCTGGCAGAGGAAGGCGGCGTTTTCATCGACGCCGATACGCTTTGCTTGTCTGATGATTTCCCGGAAGGTTATTTCTTCAGTTCAGAGAATGCCGACCGGCAGATACCGAACTTCGCCTGCGCTTACCTTCCTGGCGGATTAGGACTTATGCAATGGGCTTTTGTGCAAGGAATGACGCGATTGGATGATCGCACAGCGGGACGATTCGGGCCAAAGCTACTTAACGAAGGGATGCGTGGTAATCAGTCAGTAAAAATACTTCCTGACTTAAGTGGTGTTTCACATCGCGTTAGAGTGCTACCTGCATCGGATTATTGCCAGCTACGCTGGCATCAGACTGCTAAATTCTTCGATGCTGATCCGCCAGTCATGAATGGCGTTTATGGGCAGCATCTATGGGCGAGAGTGTTGCGTAAAAACGAACGAGATTTGATGGCTGAATACCCGGAAACATCACTATGGGAGACGTGGAAACGTGAGTATACCACCAGAGTATAAACTTGATGAGATGATCGCGCAGGAAAAAAAGAGGATACTGAAATTGTCTAATGCACCTAACATCGTGCAACTCGTATCGCATCACCACTACACACACAAGCTCTGTCGGAGTCGGTTTCTGTCGATCGATCCGTTGCAGCCGAAGCGAACAGGCAACGGCTGGCCGGGTTACGACGAGAACAAAACCGTAGGGGCGAACTTACGCAATCTCTATGGCAGGCTGCCAGATGTGCTGATTGCATACAAGCCGCTTGAGCATCTCGACTTTGCGAAAGTACCGTGTTTCAAAGTGCTCCACTATAACGAAGTCAAGGAAGCTCGATTCAAACCAGAGGTACGTGAAAGCAAGCCGGATATTTGTATCTTTCATCATTACAACGGATACCTGAACCAGCGAGAGCGACTAGCCGGCTGGGGCATCCAGTCCTGCCATATCCCACACGTTGCCGATCCATCCATTTTCAAAAACTGGGGACTACCGAAGCGATGGGATGTAATGCTGGTGGGCTCGCTGTCCGGTCGTGTCTATCCCCTCCGTAGCAGATTCAAAGACGTGCTTCGCATAATGCGGGCCAACAAATACCGTTGCATCCATTTCGAGCATCCCGGCAATCTACTTGACGATGCCGACAATAATTGGCATCTGGTGCAATTTGCTCAGGCGGTCAATCAAGCACGAATCACTTGCTTCTGTAGCTCAATCTATAAGTACCGCTTACAGAAATTCGTCGAGGTGCCAGCTTGCAATACTGCCATAGCAGCCGATCAGCCAATATGCGAACCGGGCGAAGTTGTGCCGATGATTACGTGTGACATAAGCGAGACGGCTGAACATATTGCGGATAAGCTGTCACTGTTACTTGACCTCGGTCACGATGAAGTGTCGGCATGCAACGGAATGCAGTATGCAGCGAAGTACACACCAGATTATTATTGCGAAAGACTGATAAAAGAATTGGAGGGGAAAGCGTCCCCGTGCGTCGAAGCTCGGAGCGGTTGACCGCGGGGACGCAGACCCTTTTGCGTAGGTACTTTTTCAAACGCGCGCTTTGCGCTCTGTCCGCGTAG